TATAAATGCCCAAGGGAGTCAAGACGCTCGAGAAGGAACTGCATGAGACCAAGGAGATCTTGAAACACCACGAATACCACCGCCGAGTGGGTGATCTGCGCAAGTTGCCGTCGAAGACAGACCTGGAGGCGCGGATCACGAAACTCGAGAAGGCACTGGAGAAGGCAAAGTCAAAGTCAGGAGGCACCCGCCGCCGCCACCGCCACCGCACCCGCTCGACACGGCGCCGCGGCGGATCCTTCATGTCCAGAGACGCTTGGACGGCTATCTGGAAAGCGAAGCCGGAAAACCAAGGCCTAACCGACCAGGCAGCCAATAAAGCATACGATGCAGCAGCCCAACTCGCCCAAGATGCTACCAACCTTGTCAGACTTGGTCAAGGTCCGGCCCAAAAACGAACTGGATAACCTCCACAGCAACCTAATGTAAAAATGCCGACTCTCGAAGTTCAACTCGCCAAGGCCCAGACGTCTCTCGCAGCCCTTGGAGATGTGAATCCTTCGATGTTGTACTTGTTTCGGCGGCGTCGCCCTGACCAATACCACGACAAGGATGCGGAACTGCGTGGACTCAGGGAGCGGGTGAGCCACCTCCAGCAGCGGATTGCGGCGAGAAACGAGCGAGCCGAGCTTCACGCAACTGCTCAGACGTTAATGCGACTTGCGGAAGAGTGGGTGCGGCAAGTTGACCTTCCAACTCACACATCTGCACCCACTGTTCCTGAGTAATGTTCTGGAACGTCTTCAAACAAATTGACACGTCCTTCGGGGTCTTCTTCCCCATGTGCCGACAATAGTCGCAGTTCGTCATCACGATGTACTGTGCCCAGGGTCCCGTCCGCAACACCAGAGCGTAGAAGGTGGACAACTGCTTCCACGTCACCACATTTTTCTTGTGGGACACGTGCTTCTTGTACTTGCACTGAACTGCATAATACTTGCCGTCATGTTCTGCAATAATGTCGATACCAACATCCGGGCGTTTAAGGCTGAGCTTCGTTAACAGCTCTTCGGGAACGTCCTTCAACAACCAGACGTTCTTCAAGTTGCGCACATGCTTGAGATACTTGACGCAGAACTCCTCAAAGACATCGCCACGAACCTTCTTGTTGTCTCGTGTCCGCATCTCAGTGAAGGTGTGTGCAGGTTCATCGTACCACTTCTGGCACTCGGTTAGGAAGAGGTCGAAGAGACTCGTGCCGTCAGGCCGGGGACGAAGGAAGAGAGCGTGTAGATCCATGTTTGCGCAATCGACATGATTGTCGACTGAAGGCGTTCGTTTTGTGCCAAGCCGATCAGCCCCCAGAGCATGTACTTATTGACACGATAGCGGAAGCGCAGGACACAGAAGACAAGCGACGCAATGTAGAACAGTGTAGGCAGTGAATCTCGAGCCAGGGCACCGTGAATGTAATTCAGGCCCAGTGAAACCGCATACAACACATGCCAACCCAATGGACTCAACATGCGCTTACGAACCAGCGTCATGAGGAACGCCGCAATCTGGATCGGAAACAGAATGAAGAATGCACGTTCCATCGAAGGAGACACCAATAGGCCAGCCGTTGCGAGTACCTGGCTAATTGAATAGTACAGATTCAACCGATCACGTGCCTGCTTGGAAACCCAATCCGGAAAGGGCATGTCACGCATCGTCGTGTTGGTAGCCTGGTAGTACTTTGTGACCAGATCCGCCAAGGCGATCGTCCCGATGACATTGACGTATCGGGTAAGCGGGGTGGAGAAGCCAGACAAGGTGAGCGTCATGGCGGTTAGCGAACGGCTCGCAAAGAGGATACTGTGCGCCCGGAACTCTGGCCAGATCATGGGTGCTGCTGCAGATCGGAAGGATGTGAGGTAGAAGATCAATGACGACCAACTCAGAAGGGCGTGAACTGCAATGAAGATCCACGCTGTGCGATCGAACGTCATGACTCGATACAGGGCGAACTCGCCGAATCGAGCGATGAAATGTGTGAGCGAAATGATGCCGAGTGTCTTATGCGCATGTCCGTACTTGCCGTCGTGGTGAGTGATGAGGGACTCCATTTTGCTCATCATCTTCACATACCGGAACCAGTTTCGTTTTTGAAGAGCGGAGGATCCTTTGTGCACATTGACTCTATATTCGGTTTCTTTGCTTCGAATCCCTCATTCGGATGCGACCGGGAGATCCCCATAGCCAGTACCACGAATCCAGCTGTCAGCAATAACGCATGCACCAGATCACGAGTACCCATGAAGCATACGGCAAAGATGGCAACCCGGCGGATAAAGATGTTCCGCTGATATTCTTCTTCCTTCGAGCTGAACTCGTCCACAATGTAACGAGAACCCACGTTCATGAGCATCATGCAGATGCCTAAGAACAGGAGTTGGGGTTGGATCTTGAGTTTCATTGTGTAGTATTGAGAAGATTACACAGGGCCGCTAGCCTTCACGTCGCCGTCCGTCGGCTTCATGCTGTTCAGCTTCGCCTTGGCGGCCTTCTCCTTGTCGGTCTCGCTCATATCAGCGAGGTGCTCGTATGCCGGGCAGGCCTTGACAAGCGCAACGGCCAGGAGAAGCGCAACAAGCTCATTGTGCTGCTTCCAGAGGAAGGCGACGAAACCAAACGCAACGGCCTTGCCAACCGGCGAGCTGACAAGGGCACTCAGCATCGTCGGCATAAACGAAATCAGTCCAACAAGGGCGGCGACAACGGCGAGTTCGACATTTCCGGCAAGCTTCATTTGTAGTATCGGGAGCATATTTTTCTGCTACGGGAAAGTAATGGCACTGGTGTGCACGGATCTAACTGAGGCGCATGGATCTCCGTTCAAGACTGTGAATATCATGGCAACTCCAGCCGCACCGCCTGGAAACTCGAAGAAGGGGGTTCAGTCCGTTGTGGAAAAGATGGAGAACTCGTTGCCCCTCGACACGAACCCGGCGACGCAGACATTCACGCCCCCGCCTCAGCCGGATGCGGTTGCCGTACAGTCGAGCATGTCGAATCAACCCGATAAGATCAGTCGTATTCTGAGCCTCGTGGAGCAGAATAAGACCGGGTATGAAACCTCGTCGTCGAAGGACATGTTTCTGTATGTGCTGACAGGTGTGATGTTTCTGTTTACCTTCGATACGTTCGTTACACTGGGACGGGGGATGCGCGGTTGACCCGAAGGGTTAACTGGGAATCACGCCTGGAACTTCGGGTTATAATCCTTGTTATCCAGGCGGGTTTCAAAGGTCGATACGTCCTCAAATGCATTATCAAGATACTCAATCTCGAAAGTTAACGTGTTCTCTGCCGGTCCGAAAATAATAGGGGCCGTCACAGGATTCGTAGTTGTGATAGAACTCGTAGCGAGATGGCGACGGAACGTGATGTGGAACCGATCAAGGGTCCCGATCGGCGGGTTGTAATACGTGATGTTCGGTGCATACGACATGTCGTTGTACGAGAGAATCTGCGAGATCAGAGACGTGCCCTGGCCGTTCTGGACGCTCACCGGACCGTTGTTGACGTTGGTCGTCTCGAACGTTCCCACCGTGATAGGCGACGAGGCAGTGAGGGGAAGACCAGGAGATGACTGGACAATCTGCGCCGATGCATTTGCGCCACTGCCAGCAGAAAATCCTGAAACTACAAGATACTGACCTGTCACGAAACTCGTCGCCACTGGAGTCTGGTATCCATAGGAGAGATTATTCACGAGAATATTGGTTGCGGCCGTGATGCTGGGCGTTGCGGCCGTGAACGGCGTAGTAGACGTCATGATCAATGAAGTCGCAGTCGGAACCGACGTGATCGTTCCGCTAAAGGTGGACGGTGTAGTTCCGAACCCATTGACAGTAATACTCTCACCTATGGCCAGAGTATGTGCACCGGAAAACGCAATTGTCACACTTGTTCCCGATACCGACGTTCCGCTAGATATGATAAGCGGGTTGCGGTTTGTAGTGGAATACGTGTACGTTCCCGTCCCACTGGAAACACCTGACGCAGTTGCGTTAAACACCGTGAATGTTGTGGTCGACGACGCAATGATCTGGAAGGTCCCAGAATATCCCGCAGGAGTGAGGCTAGCGATCGTGACATAGTTTCCAACTGGGGGTGCAACACTTACACTGTTGACCTGAGGCGGCAGCGTCATCGTATACGTCACGGTCGTTCCCGTCGCATCTCCGGCATTGGCAACCGATACGTTTCCCGGAGTTGTCGGGTTTACTTGGTAGGACGTGCGGTTGCCAACCGCCACAATGGTTGCGAATGTATAGGCCGCACCCGTCGAAACAGCCGGGCGATCGTTGATGATCTTGGCAAAGTAGCTGTCCACGAACCCCGAACGGTCGCCACCGGGTGCACACTCGTCGCTACGGTTCAGTCCTTCAATGCCCATCAGAGTGTACATGTCCGTGGGCTGCATTCCCAGCAGCACTGCGTTCATTAGCCGAATACGTGTCACCTTCTGGAACGGACGGGGGAGGTAGACCACGAAATCGCCGGGATCGGATGTTGCCGACCCACCGTTCACACGCACATACTTCGTCGGATCACGATCACGAGAGTCAACTGTAACGATACGGTAGGACTTCTTCAGGATCGGACGCGGCCGGCTGGTGGTTACCAGCACTCCGTTGCGGTCAAAGTTCATTACTCTTACAAGCGATAGTTTTACTGCGTTAAAAACAAACCATGGGCGACGGAGCGACTGAGATTGGCAACAATGTAACGTGGACAGTGACTCTCGAAGATTACTTCGCTCAAACCGGTGAGAAGGCGAACGGCTTAGCCATTATGCACAAACGTGCGGAGAGCATTTTTACTCACCGCAAGACGTACATTGATTTACCGGTGATTGTGGGATCGGGTGCAATTGCTTTCCTTAATGCCGGTTCATCATCTCTGTTTTCGGACCACCAGCTGGCTGCCACCGCGTTAGGCGTGGGCTCTCTGGTGATTGGAATCCTGAACACGATCGGCACCTATTTCGGGTGGGCAAAGCGGGCAGAGGGTCATCGCATGTCGGCTATCCACTATGCCAAGCTCTACCGCTTCATTAACGTCGAGATGCGCCTTCCTCGTGATCAGCGCATGCAGCCCGGTGATTTCCTGAAGTATGTCAAGGACCAGTATGACAGGTTAGCCGAGCTGAGCCCGCTCATCCCGACGTCCGTCACACGGGGATTCGTAAGCCAAATGGAAAAATATAAGGATATCTCGAAGCCCGAGGAGACCAACGGCTTGAATAAGATTAATATCTTCGTAGACTCGGCACATGAACTGGAGCAGGCGGTGAGCCCCCTCCCGATGCCGCCACCGAAGCTGGCTACAGCGCCATCTTCGTAACTCTGTATTGCCGCTTCCGATATAATCCGTTCCGTGCACCAAACTGCCGTCTGAACTGAGGGTCAACAATATCCACAATGAGAGGATGAACCACGCGTCCCGTCTTCTCGACACGTAGAATTCGCCCCACGATCTGATCAATATCGGGGCGAGGGGTTGCCATAATCAATGTGTTCAATGTAGGCACATCAAAGCCTTCTTTGCACATGCTGTAGGTCGCAATCAGAATGGACTTGGTCTTACAATACTCGGCACGGACATCCGCCTTGACGGCTGTGCCCAGAATACATGCAGTGTCTCGCACGTCATCCGATAGGCCAGCCAAGATGTCTTGGCAGTGCTGTACTCGATCTGACAAGACCAGAATTTGACGACCGCCTTCCGACACATCCTCTAGAATACGGCACAACCACCGGGTGCGGTCTTCGCAAGCAGTTAGCTTGTTGACCATAATCGGCACCGACACCATGCCCTGCGACGACATGACAATTTCATTGAACTCAGGATCCTCGTTATGATACTCATACACCTCTACACTGACCGCCGTGTCGACTGAGTCTCCTGTATCTGACTTATACAGTAACGGGCCAAGGAACCAGTGAATAGCAAACATGAGCCGATCCTTTCGATCGGGCGTTGCGGACAGGCCAAGCATGTACCTCGACGTAACTTTGGGGAGCGCTTGCACAAACACCTCAGAAGCAATGTGGTGACACTCGTCAACGATAACCAAGCCAATGGAGGCGAAGACGTTAACATTTAGTTCCTTCATCGAAAGGGTTTGGAGCATAACAATCACAACGTCCTTGTTCTCCACATCGCAGACATCGGCCTGGACTCTCCCGATGCGAGCGTTTGGCAGGAAAGCCTTCACACGGTCAATCCACTGATCTCGTAGGAACGAGTTGTGGACAACCACAAGGACAGGGACATGGAGACGAGAGGCGATGTACAATGCACAGACCGTCTTACCTCCTCCGGTGTGGAGTGAGATAATTCCATCATGGGGTTCGGGAAGCAGGAAGGAGTTAACAACGGGCAGCTGGACTGGACGAAGCGCTCCAGTAAACTGCCAGTTCCACTCGGGAGTCTTTGCGACATCTCGCAGTGTTCCAACCGGACCGAAACGCTCGAGCCCGAAGTGCTTGGGTAGGTAGAGGTGCTTGGTGTCTTCGTGATACACGCCGTATTTCGGCTGGGCCATGGGGTTGACAAACGAGAAGGGCCTGACAGTAAGAGCCTTCTTGAGTGCAAGTTCACGGGAGTCCTTTGGAATTTGGTATCCATGGATGGTTAACATTTGCTCTCTCTGTATTTATCGGTTACAGGTTCGTTTTAGCAAATCGTCGTGTTGAGGGACGAGTAGACAATCTCCTGAATCGACGTGCGAACATCATCGTCCTCCAGATCCTCCACGGCATAAATCACCGAGGGGAACATGGCCGAACTAAGCTGGAGGCTCTCGAAGGGATCCGTATCACGGATGAGCGAACCGACGAGCGTCATCGCATACTCATAGGCGGCCGTGCGGGAAAACACAAAACTGCTGGAGAACCCAGACTTCTCAGACGTGCCCGTGGCCGCATAGGTCACCGTGACCTTGATGAAGTCGGGATTCTCGGAAGCGGTGCGAAACGAAATCACATCGTCGTCGGCGGAGGCGGCATCGGGGCGGGTGAGGTGGATCTTGAGGAGGCGGGCAAGCATTACTCTATCGAGCCCCTGTCGTGTAAGTTAGATCGGGCCGTCACGGTCGAGCACATCTGTGTCACGATCCCTCTCCCGATTACCCCGAGCAATGTGGTCGCCATAATCACCTTCGTCTGCATTGAAGTCGTCATCGTCCGGAGCATCACGTGGTGCGCCGACCCCCACGTCCACATCGACCTCCACGACGGCAAGCGGCTCGAGCTCACGTTCAATCTGAGCTGCGTACACGTCACGGTCAGCGTTCGTGAGAATATGCGGAGCCATTCCACGATCAAGCAGATCCTTCGTGATCTGGCGCTGACTGTCCGTCATCTCACGCATGCGGTCTGTGAATAAGTGGCGTTCCTTTGCACGGAGAGTATTGGTCTCGACAACTGCATCTTTCAGCGTAGCAAGGAGTGTGAAAAGTGTAATGTCCTTCTCTCGAAGTTCTTCGTATGCACGCTTCTTGATGGGGTCCCGGGAAATGGTTGCGACAATCTCCTTGACAAGACCCTCTGCAATATCACGTAGAAGGTCGGGAGACTGTGTTACGTCAATGGTTGATATACCAGTTTCGATATCGAATGCATTTCCAAGTCGCTGTGCTATGAGCAGGTTCGTGCGCCATGTATCACCTTGTGTCTTGGCTATCGCTGCAATCTTGATGCGACGTTGAATGTCCTTCACGGGCATTTCCACAAGTGGTTTCACCGTGATAACCCCCTGACGGATACCGTGCGTGGAAGCACGTGGACGGAGGCCCGAGTCCAGTGGGACAGCGGGCTGACGAATCAACGGTGGACGAGGATCTGCCCACATGGAACGAGGGTCTCCACACATGGGAAACGACGTAATGGTCCCGAGCGGAGGCGGAAGCATAACGGGAATCAACCCAACCGGGGACACTTCAACCGGGAGACGCTCGGCCTCTGCCTTGGCCCGTGCCAATGGAGCTGCGAACTTGGGCATCATCTTCTTGAGAATTGCAATGCTTCCCTTCCGGATCACGGTCGCTTCACTTAGTACGCCCCGCATGACAGCAACCGACGGCCCCTTGAACGAGGTCGGGTATGCGTCAAACGTCTTGCGAAGAACAGTAAGTAAACTATCAATCACAGTTGGTGCCTTGTCAGAATCTGTATCCCGTGGGAATCCATCCATCTTTAATGGGAGAGAACCGAACGACCTACGAGGCACGAGTCGAGGGATGTGAGTCTGAATCAGAAGTGCTGTCGCCGCAATCCCCACCATTCCACGAGCTTTTCCTCCCGTGTCCTTGGCCCTGATTGCCCCAGCAATCTCACGAGCCTCCTGTAAAACAGGAAGGAGCTGTTCCTGTGACGGCAGAAGCTGGAGAAGGGATATCAGTAAAAACATGGTTCCGTCCGAGGGCTCTTCCAGATCAAAGAACCCCTGCATCGCACGCAGCTTACTGGTATATGTAGCTGTAGCCTCACCATGAAAGGACACAGTCTGCAATGCTTCCGAATGCTTGAGCGCCCGACCTTCTTCCGAGAAGTCCTCTTGGTTGACAAGCACGTCATTGTTCACGTGTTCGCCACAGACGGTGCATACACGAGATCCATCCACACGTGCAGTCCACTTGTCGTAAAACCCAAGTCGGTCGGTTGCCATGTCTCCGTAGAGGATAGCCAATGTATGGTCACAGACGACAAAGAGACCTTCTGCATCCACTACTTGTCTCGATGTATGAGGAACGCCTGCCGTCAAGAGTGCAATTGCTTTCAGCTTGTCTTCGGGAAACCGATCCTCGTCGGCGAGAACGGCAACCACTTGCTGGCGAAGCTGCGATACAGCCCGTGTGGCCTGCTTGACATACTCAACACCCTTCGCAACCACTTTGCTCTTACGGTAAAAAGCAAGTGCTCGTGTGTACTCGCCCAAGATATCATTGTGAGTCGACGCAGTCCATTGCGTACGATTGCGGTATCCGGCCTGGTGGCGTTCCTGTTTCACAATATCAAGCGGCAGACACTTGCGGGTATACCGATTCTTTTCCAGATCCCATTGGCGAATCACACCCTGCATTGCAAACTCGTGAAATGACTTGCCAACAAGCAGACACTGATCATCCTCCACGTCAGGGAAGCGGATGTCCCCGAGCTCTGCCACGGGCAGGGATTCGACAGTTCCTGCATCTCCTGCGAGTGACTGGATCATCTTCACAACTAAGTGTCCGCCGTCTTCTTGTCCCATCAACCATTTGCGAGGGGCAATTCCCGGAAAGTAGGATTGACCATATTGCTCGATGATATTCGAGGATGGCGGCGATGGTTTCGCTTCGGGGAATGCCATGTCGATCGGTACGGGCGTGACATCTACCACTTCTTTCTTTGGAAACCGCTGCTTCCACAATGCCCACGGAATTGCAGAAAGTGCCACGTCGTATAGCTTGAGATACTTCTGGCCCTCGCCATAGGGGTCCTGGGTCACAGGCACACCATGCATCATCACCGCCTCCAGTTCGGGGACGACATCGGATAGTGGCTCTGTTGTTTCAATGAACCGTGCTTCATTCGATGCCAAGAACGGATGATCGGCCAGCGGGTCAGGAATATCAAGTGTGCGCTTCTTGAGCCAATACCCGATAAACGGAGACGGATCTGCTGTTCCATCCACGGGAGCTGGCATCACATCGATGCGCCCATCTTCGTGACGGCGAGTCTTGTTCATCTTGAATACGGGGAGAACCCGACGAGAATAGCGAATCTTCTCTCCAATGCTCTCGTGATCCACAAACTCTGTCGGAGTGTCAATCGGATAGGATGTACCTGCATCACCTCCATAAGGAGACGGAAGTGCCGTTAACATGCGAACGTATCCGTTAGGCTGGCGAATCGCATCGGGTGCAAACAAGGGCTTCCAATCGTCTTCGAACGCATAGGTCGTATAGGTCCCCGCATTCGTGACAGGCGATACCCACGAAAAAGCTCGTAATGTTTTTGGTGCGATAACGTCGTAGCCTTCAGGTGTCGGGCTCACATACGTCGAGTACAGATTGCGTATGCGATCAACCTCCTTGTCTAACTTCTCTAGCTGCGCCCGTGTTGTTCGCCCTTTCGGAACCATGTGTTCGAATGCGTCATTCAGCTGTTCATCCAATGTGTAGAAACGAACTTTCTCTCCACGCTGGACTTCTTCGTCGAACTCAATGACGTCCCCAATGAGTTCTACGTCTGTAGCCTCAAACGTGAGAAACTCGCTTTCCATTATACACTCCGAAGAACTGTTTCGCATAGTGCCACCGCCTCAACCTGAAACCGCTCAAGGACTGCCTCCGGCTTCACCTTTGTCCGGAACTGGAGAATCAACTTTGCCGTCAGTGGGTGGTCAATGCGATATGACACAAAGTCCACAATTCCGGGCGCTTCGTAGAGGATCGCCTGAGCCAGGGCGCCCAGCGTGTGGCCCTCCGTCGTTGTCTCCACAGTATATGCACCTGTCTCATCCTTCATCACCGGAAGCTTCACAAACTCGAGAACCTTCTTCTTGAGAATCTCGGCAGCAGTCTGGAGAAGATCACGTGCTGTCCGAACACCAATGCTCTCAACTGTGAAGTCAAAGTGATTCGGGCGTTCATGCTCGTCCCGGGCATATGATCGCTGAATCAGATGATTGTCGAAGATGCGAACATCCTGCCCCTCAGTCAGAATGAAGGAATCCCGGTCGAGCTTTGCACGCTCAAGATCAATGTGATTCCGAAAGGTCGATACACAGACCTGGGATGCACCCGTATTTGCCACCCCCAATCCGCATTCGATGTGAAGGGCCTCATTGGGCTTCAGGGAGAGGAAGTAGAGAGGAGCGCCCAGATCACGGTCCTTCAAGAGGACAGCTGCACGTGGACCGGCGACCACAAAGTCATCAGACGTGACCTCACGGGCCTCTTGGCTCGGAAGAAAGCGAAGAGTCAGCTTCGTATCCCGTACCACGTCTCCATCCGATGCAGACACAGCCACCGGAAGCATTTCCACCCTGTGCTTCAACATCTCGTGGATCATCTGCGAAGTGTTCTCCCGAATCACCACATCTCGGATGACAACAGTAGGGATCTCCGCCAGCAGAATGCGACGAAGCGCATTGACAAAGGGGATGGGGGTCTTCACGAATTCGCAGGTCAGTCGGTATCCGTTCACTGAGTTATGAATGTTCTCAATAGTCGCCATGCTTGTCTTATGCTTTCGTTCTTTTGTATCCGTTTTTTTAACTCGGGAGTCACAATGAGCAAGCAGCCGGTCCTGTTTTACAGTACTCGTTGCGCACACAGCAAACAGATCATTGATACGCTGACTGCTCTGAATAAGCAGAATCTGTGCCGCATGATTTCGATTGAGGGTGTACAGCGGTCGCAGCTGCCGGCATTCCTGAAGAGCGTGCCGACACTGTACCTTCCAGAGACGAACGATATTTATGTCGGAAAGGACATCTTCGCATATATCGCCAAGCCCGTAGCTGCTCGTCGTGAAGTTCCCACGAATGCACCCGGCGGGACGACCGGAGCGTCTGCGACTACGGCGACAGGCGATCTCGAGTCCTGGTCTTTCAGCACGGCGGGTGGGTTCTCAGATGCATATTCGAGCTGGGACGGGAATACGAGCACGACCGACCAGTTATTCTACACATTCCTGGGAACCGAGCCTGTTGCCCCTGGCCCCGCAGAGCCGACAACAAAACAGAGTTATGAAGGAGCAAAGGATGGACGCAACGAGGATGTAGGTGCTCGTCTTAAGCGTATCCAGCAGGCGCGTGATTCCGAGTTCAAAGGAGTTTCACGCCAGTAACAAGAAACGACAATGCATTCAAAGGCAAAGCTCCTCTCTCTCTTCTTCGATCAGTGGGAGGCATTTCTTGATGAGCTCATTCGCTGCTTTCCATCTGATCCAGACTTTCCTCGCCTGAAGACCTACCTTCGAATTGGTCGTACAATTAACCCCAAGCGTGTTATTGCTGCAGTTCAGAACCACATGTTCCCGCATGAGAAGATCGTCCGTGCAAAGAACGCAGACTACTTTCTGAAGTATCCGTTCGATGAATATGAGGACAAGGAAGATATTTCGTATGTAATTCGCAAGGTCAAGAACTTGTGGTTTGAGCTAACGCCCTCGAACCAGAACGCACTCTTTGACTATATCATTCTACTGGTCGATCTGCTCCACCGCCACCTCGAGGCTACGTAACTCTGCAACACCTGCATCAACATTCCCAAAGTTCCGGAAAAGGATCTGATTGACCTCTGCCGGAGACCACTTATAATTCAGCGACTCGTCGTCCACGACCGTGTCTGAATCGTAAAATGACCGCACCATCTCCTGCAGGACGGCGAGGCTGCACTTCTTGAAATTGACAATCATATCAATGCGACCCGGACGAATGAGTGCACGATCAATTCGCTCGGGGAAGTTGGTCGTGATTGCCAGAATACGGCCATTCGCCTCCAGAGTTCCATCCAGTAGGTTGAGGATGAACGAGAGGTCAATAACATCCTTCTCCTCCTTCTCTCGGTCAATGAACGGATCGCCTGTCGGAGCCTTGACAACTACAGGCTTCTTCCACTCACGCCGCAGGACGGTGTCGCCCATCGCATCAATATCCTCAATGACGTAGAGCCTCTCCGACACGGGGATTGTGTACTTCTCCGTCTGGACGCCGTTGAATACATGGATTTCGTCATTGAAGAAAAGATGGTGCAGCTGAGCCTTTGTCTTGATTTCCGACAGCTGAACATTAAGGATATGGCGCTTCCCCTCATTGGCAACGGCCTTGATCGTGGACGTCTTGCCCACGCCCGGCGGACCGTGGAACATGAACCCCAGAGTATACGGGATACCCTTTGCATCGTACCAATCACGCCGTGTCAGGAAAAAGTTCACACGGTCACGCACATGATCCCGTTCCTCGAAGAAGACGTTTGAGAACGTCCTGTTCGTAGTGAACTTGGACTTGGTATACACCAGGTGCGTCATGGGCAGCGGGTTCTGCACTCCCTTTGTCTTGGTCTGGATCATCTGATCGAAGTAATACCGGTGCGTACCCAGTTTGTTGGCCATACGGCGCTCATAGTCTGTATTGCATGTCTCGACAAACGACTGAAGGTGCTGGACATCGTGCTCACTGCAGTAGAGCTTGAACTTGACCAGCTCCAGATGCCCGTCGGCGACCTTCAGTTCGATGAGCTGAAAGAAGACATCTGCCTCCAGGCACACGGGTTCAAATTCATTCGGAAGGTAGTCGTGCTGCGATACCGCCAAGAGGCTTTTCATAGCGGGAAGCGTAGTGACGTACTGAACGACTGCATCCATGCGGGACGCATATACGCTGGTCTGTGCACCTCGATTCTGGGCAGAGGCCACCCCACGTTCACATGTAATGGATGCACGACACTCGTCGATTACGGTATCGGGAACAACGGGTACACGCCGGCGACAACACCACATGGTACTTTAACCAAAGGTCTGTGTAATACACTTATCCAATGTAGAACCAACGGGGTGAACTGGCTTGGTGCGGCGCAGACGAAGCTCCTTCGACGCCTTCTCAACGGTATCCTGTGAAAGTGTTACATATCGCTTCACATCACGCACGGGGCCCTGTACGTTCATGGTCGGAACGTGTAGGCGCAGGGGAGGGAGGGCAACAGACACGATATCGTCCGACACGGCCAAATACTCACGGAACTGCTCTATATCCAGAGGCCCGCCAAAGAGACGCAGGGTTGCCCGGGGCGGCGCAGGAGTTAAATCCTTCTTGGTGTACAGGCTTCGATACATGTCCGCAAGCAGGCAGTGACGAGTCCATCGAACCGTATCCGAAAGGTGATTGTCTGCATACAGATATGCGAGTCCGCACTCGGGAGAACAGAAATGTCCTTCACATGCATAGATGTTCTCGTATGCATCATAGCTGATGGGGACTGTGCATGCCTTCCATCCGAAACTCGAACAGCACCAGAAACAGGCTGCCGCAGAATACGTGGGAGACTTGACTCGTGTGAGAATCTCCTTCATAGTATCCGTGTTGAATCGTTCGCTGACACGAGATGTTTCCACGGCCGAAAGAATGTCCGAGTATGACGTTGAACCCTGTTCCTGGGGGGTGGGCGTGTTCTCTTCCACAGGCAGGCGTAATGAAAAGACTACGGGCGCATCCTGAACCTGCTTACGCGGGGGCATACTTGTTGTTTGTTAAGGGTGTTTAAGTGTGTGCCGCCCCCAAAACGAAAAGCCAGGCAGTCACTGAATACATTCCCATCCAAAATGACTGATCTCTCCTCCGCCTACCAGCGCAAGACCCACCGTGAGCACATCCTCGACCTGCCCGAGACGTACATCGGAAGCACAGTGACTGCAAATGAGGAGGTGTTCCTGCGTGACGGAGATACATTCAAGCCCACGACCATTCCTGTCAACCCCGGGTTCTACAAGCTGATCGATGAGCTTCTGGTGAATGCCCACGATCACGCTATCCGCCTTCGACAGAAGGGATCGCTGGATCCGGCAAAGAAGATCAATGTCTTGTGCACACCCGAAGGCTTCACCATCGAGAATGATGGCGAGCCTATCGACGTGGCCGAGCATCCGGAGCACAAGGTCTGGATTCCGCAGATGATCTTCGGCGAGCTGCTGACTTCAACCAACTACAACAAGGACGAGAAGAAGCTGGTGGGTGGCAAGAATGGCTACGGCGTCAAGCTGGTCAATATCTTCGCAAAGGAGCTAAAGGTCATTGTGCACGACAAAGGCCGAAAGCTTCTCTACCAGCAGACGTTCGAGGACAATATGACCAAGATCGGCAAGCCCGAGGTTACGACGCCAAAGAAGAAGCCCGAGGTTCTGAGTGTGGCCGTTGGGTGGAAGCCGGACTTTGCGAGGTTCGGTATGACGGAGATTACCGACGACATGCGTCGGCTGATTGAGCGTCGTGTGTGGGATCTGGCCATGACGCTGGGCAAGGAGGTCAAGGTAACGTACAATGGCGAGCTGGTCAAGTGCCGCACGCTGGTCGACTATGCCAAGTCGTTCCTTCCCGACGGCGCCCCGGTTGTGTCCGAGTCACCGAATGACCGCTGGAACATTGTGATCGCTGACAGCCCGACGGACAAGCAGTTCGCAATGTCCTTTGTGAACGGCATCTGGACCTCGAAGAACGGAACCCATGTGGATGCCGTGACTTCGCAGGTGGTGAATCATGTGGTCGAGTACCTGGACACCAAGAAGAAGATCAAGGTCAAGCCGGGTCTCGTGCGTGACAACCTGGCCGTGTTTGTCACTAGCATGATTGAGAACCCGAGCTTCACCAGCCAGACCAAGGAGACGTTGACCACCAAGCAGTCAGCATTCGGGTCTAGTCCCAAGCTGAGCGATGACAGCCTTAAGAAGATTGTCAGCAAGCTGAACCTAGTGTCGACGATTGTGGAGGCACAGTCGGTCAAGGACGCCAAGGACAACTCCAAGACAGATGGTAAGAAGCAGAGCCGCATCACCGGCATTCCGAAGCTGGACGATGCCGTGCTGGCGGGTACGAAGGATTCGGCCAAGTGCACGCTCATCCTGACCGAGGGAGATTCAGCCAAGGCAATGGCTCTCAGCGGTCTGAGCCAGGAGCAGCGAAAGACCTTCGGTGTCTATCCGCTCAAGGGCAAGGTGTTGAATGTGAAGGATACGTCAGACAGCAAGGTTGAGCAGACCAAGGAGATTGCCGAGTTGAAGAAGATTATCGGACTGACGTCTGGTAAGAAGTACGAGAATGTCGCAGATCTGCGCTACGGATCCATCATGATCATGACGGACCAGGACTTGGATGGCAGCCACATTCGTGGTCTGTTGGTTAACCTCTTCCATGAGCTGTGGCACGAACTGATTGCCATTCCAGGCTTTCTGACCTACATGGCAACTCCGATTGTCAAGGCGACCAAGGGCGCCCAGGTGAAGGTCTTCTACTCGCAGTATGAGTACGAGCAGTGGAGAAAGGACAATGAGAGCTGGAAGGTCAAGTACTACAAGGGACTGGGTACGTCGACTCGTGAGGAGTCCAAGGAGTACTTTGCCAAGGTGAATGCGGTGAAGTTCGAGTACACTCCGGAGGCGGACCCGGCGATTGACCTGGCCTTCAACAAGCAGCGGGCCGATGACCGCAAGGAGTGGCTCAAGGGGTACGACCACACCGCCCTCGTTCCGGCGGGGAACAAGGTCCCGTATGCGGACTTTGTTCACAAGGACCTGATTCACTTCAGCTACTACAATTTGGAGCGGTCGATTCCGTCTGTCATGGATGGACTCAAGACTTCCCAGCGGAAGATCCTGTATGCCGCCTTCAAGCGAAACCTGACACAGGAGATTCGTGTGGCCCAGTTCGCAGGCTACGTATCCGAGCACACCGGCTACCATCACGGAGAGGCTTCGCTGAACGAGACCATTGTCGGAATGGCTCAGACCTTCATGGGTTCGAACAACATTCCCTGGCTGGTTCCACAGGGGCAGTTTGGCACACGTATCCAGGGAGGCAAGGATGCAGCCTCTCCCCGTTATATCCACACGTATCTCCAGCCTCGTGTCCGCAGGCTTCTGCCTCCCGACGACTTTGCGGTTCTCAAGTACCGTGATGACGACGGCCTTCCCGTCGAACCCGAGTGGTATGCGCCAGTGCTGCCAATGCTCCTGGTGAACGGAGCTCGGGGCATTGGGACGGGCTACAGCACGAACATTCCACCGTGCAGCCCGACGGTTCTCAAGACCATGTTGACCAAGTATCTTCGTGGTCAGGGGACTCTGACAGACGAGCAGATTGTCCCATACTTTGAGGGGTTCAAGGGCCAGTACACGGCCGACAGCGTAGTTGGCCTCTACAAGAAGACTGGCGATGAGTTCGTCGTGACCGAGCTGCCGCCTGGTACGTGGACTGCGGATTACCGTGAGTGGCTCGAGAAGGAGTTGGCCGAGGGTCGCATCAAGGATTTCAGCGACACGTCGACGGATCAGGATATCTCAATCCGAATCAAGGGCATCGAGGAGGCGGCTCTGGTCAAGTCTCTGACCACCAAGATCAAGACCACCAACATGCATGCATTCAATGCAAAGGGTGTGATTGCCAAGTATGCGACGCTGAATGACATTCTCGTCGAGTTTGCAACTGTGCGTGAGGCACTCTACGAGACACGCCGTCTCCACCAGATTGCGCTGCTGGAGAAGGAGGTTCCATACCACGAGGACATTGTCCGGTTCATTGAGAACCAGTGCCTGGACAAGCCGGTGCCTGATCTTCGCAAGAAGACGAGGGCGGAGTGTGAGACAGTGTTGACGGAGCACAAGTACACTCACCACGCAGAGATTCTCCGTCTGCCTGTGTCGTCATTCACGGCCGAGGTCATGGCCAAGCACCGTGCAGACCGTGCGAGTGTGCTGGATCGTCTTGAGCTGTTGCGAGGGACGACTGCACGTGCGCTGTGGCTCGCCGATTTAGAGTCGGTGTAAACAAAAAGAGTATGAACTACACTGCTCTTCTCCAAGCAACAGATAGTTCTGCTGTTTCGGCATATCCAACCACGGGTAGATCGGGTGTTCAATTTCAAGGTGACGTGCGGTTCGCCGGACCCGATATCGGTTCACGTAACGATGCGAATGCAGTCCAAGCTGTTCCTGCGACGATACCCGTAAAGCATTACGTTGTTATTGACACATCGCAGCGCAACTGGGTGCTTCAGCCCAATCCATTTAGCAACCTCGTCTATAGTTTCGGCGTTCAGTCGCTCAATGCATATTCGCCACCCGTCTATTCAAACAACCCATTTGTTCCCACGTTTGGAACTGATTCCAATGGGATTCTTAACACGCAACCTGGTCGCCCGAATGCGCTTGGATGGTATCTTCCGGGTACGACTGCACCCTTTCCCGCTTACAACTCCTCTCTTCCAAAGGGGAACTTTTTAGCTTACGACACGGGATATACCGTGACTCCGTCGGGACTCGGGTTCGGAAGCGTGTTCACACCCTCAAACGTCCAGTCGATCCGACTGGTGCGTGCACTCCTTCCTCAGCGCCAGTTCCTAAACATTCCCGTTCTTGTCAACTCAAATGCAAGTGCTGTGGATATTTCGAACTATGGTCCGTATCCGGGTGTCATCCAGTCCAACGTGGTGGGTAAGGCATACTCTACCTTTGCAACGTATCCCTACCTCCTCTTCAACCTCAATGAGTTTCCGGGTAAGTATGTGGGAGGCAACGAAGCCATGCGTCGGGCGTTTTCTGTCATGACGCAGAAGACCCGCACACAGACCAATTTCGGAATTGATGTCGGCGTACAGCACTATGACTACGAGCCGTGGAATGAAGAAACAATGGTCTTTCAGAGCCCCCTTACGACGCTCCAGCAGGTGAAGATCTCAGTGACAGACCCAATTGGTCTGCAGTTCACGCAGAATGATGCGCTGAGTATCACACTGATCCAGGCCGATGCAAATGCATTGTTCCTGAAGTGCTTCACAGGAACGAGTCAGTACTTCAGTAGTAACGAGTTGCGTGTCGGTGATCGTGTTGTCTTTGACCCATTGTCACTGTCAAACATCGTGAAGTCGCCGCTTGTCTCGTTGAACGTCGATAAGATTGGGCTTGCAAAGTCTCTTACCACTGCATCTTTCCCCGTTCTTCAGCTATTGGACTATGTGTCTGATTCGAACGGCGTGTTTTCTCCTCGTACCTCAACGACCGCTCGCACGGCGTCATACAACACGTCTTATAATGGATTTCTAATTCCGAACTTTATGAACTCGAGTCCCACGGGCGATGTGACACCGACATATCCGGCTGCAATCGACCAGGGCAACTCAAACGTTTTCTCATTTCCCGTCCAATTCAATACGAACCCAGTTCAATTTGTATCGAACCTTCCCTTCTTGAATATCTCCCTTCAGCCGACGTATACTCTGGAGCTGACATGCCTTGAACCCGATACAGGACGACTTGGCGGACAGATTACGCAGTAATTTCCTCCCTCTACACAAATGTCTTCACTGGTCCAATACTGGGTGAATAGCCTGTCAGACTTCTACACGGGGTCGGCAATCCCGGACGCTCCGAAACACAATGGGCGTCTCCCACTGTCCGACAGTGAAGAGAAACTCCCTATTCCTCGTGGGACACTGTATGCGCTCGACGAACCGGTGATGGTCTCCGAGATGGTCGCAGAGAACATTCAGTACCGTCACAACAACACGCCCCTGAATACACTGTTCTTCAGCGAGGGCAACAAGGCGAACCTCCAACAGAAGATCCATGACGCCGTGTTGGAGATGAGCAAGGGTGAATACAACCTCAGCCCCCAGAGCGAGGCCGATCTACTTCTCATCATGCGCAGCTACTACCTGCAGTACGGCGAGAATGATCCTGCGAACGTGGCGACGGAGATCTCTCAGCTCAACCAGCGTGTGGTCGCCTACTCTGCGAACCGCATCATGGTTGAGATCGTGGCCTACAAGCGATTCCGCAAGGACATCCTCGACTTCCCCGAGCCCATTGCTCGCCCTATGGATATGCACATATACGGCACGCGGACAGGTGAGCTGAAGAGCTTCTTCTAAGGAAACAATGATTCGCTCGGGCGATCGTGTATTCCTACATGAGAAGTCTCGATGGTACATCTGGGAGTCTTCGTGGGGCATGTATCGGCCTATCGACGGGTTACAGTGGGACGGAACAACCATGCGACTGGATGACCGAGCCTATTGCACCGACCCAACGGACTCGCACTACGGATACGGACACGAACGCATGTACACGGTCTGTTTCAACTTGACCCAAGAGTACTCGGATATCGAGAATGCAGTTCATGTACCCCATCTGACAATCGGCGCACAGGAATGGTTTCGTGACCGCCCAGTTGCACTTACGCCATGTGCTCCTCGCAGCGTGGACTCGTGGAGACGCATGAACCTCAAGCGACGCACCGTTCGAAGGCATCCGCGTAAGACATTTACGAAACGGAAGACGAAGTAAGACAATGCGAGTCAATTTTATTGGTAGTTTCGGCAAGAATACGGGCGTCTCGCAAGACGTCTCCATTCTTCACGGGTTAGTTGCCCATGTGGTAGGTAAGGACGCACAGATTCGGCACGTGTCTCATCGGTTTCCGCAGTGTGCGCAAGCCGAGGTGAACTTCTTCATTGAGGTTATCAACCCCGCTCTCTTTGCCTATGCCGGCAAGAACATCTGGATCCCCAATCCCGAGTGGACGTATCAGACGTGGGAGCCGTATGTCAAGATGGTCGATGAGATCTGGGTCAAGACACGGGAGGCCGAGGCGCTGTTCCTGAAGTTGACCCCCAACGTCAAGTATGTCTCATGGACGTCGATCGACAAGACGTACCCTGAGCTGGGTAGCAAGGACCGCACAAAGGGTATCGTTCCGGTTGGCAAGAACGTATGGCGCCACCCCAAGCCCATTCTTCAGGCATATTCTCGCATTCTGTTTCAGAACCCGGCCGCATTTGAGGCTCTCCCTCACTTGACAATCGTACATGTTCCGTCTGCCGTTCCGATTGGCGATATTCCTGAAGGCATCAAGTCTAAGATAACCGTACGTGGAGAGGTTATCCCCGACGAGGAGTACAAGACGCTTCTGCATACGTGTGGACTGGTTGTCTGCATGTCTGCGGCCGAGGGGTTTGGCCATGCTGTCAACGAGGCCATGTCTGCGGGGTGTGTTCCGATTCTCAGCCCCATTGAGCCGTTCCGTGAGCTGGCCAAGAATGCACTGTGGGTCTCGAACTCCAAGGTGATCCCCCATCCACAATGTCTGGGCGTTCTGGAGGATGTGGACGTGGACTCGCTAGCCGATGCATTAATTGCATATACCAAGCTGTCGGACGACGATATTCGTACTGTCACCATGGACTCTCGTGAGGCATATGAGGATCGTCACGAGGCATTTGTCAAGAACATGCTGGCTCGGCTGGACGAGACGTTTGCTGCCGTACAGACATATTCCCTTGAGGAACGCATGCCCAAGGAGGCAGATCTTCCGTCTGTCTCGATCATTACATTGACACGTGATCGCCGCAGCTTCATTCCGCTTGCCAAGTATGGGTTCCTGGCTCAAGCGTACCCGGAGCACTTAATTGAATGGGTGATCGTAGATGATGGCAAGGACCCGATTAAGGATATGGTGTCCGACCTGCCGAACGTGCAGTATGTATTGCTCGACACCCCGTTAACTATCGGAGCCAAGCGGAACTTGGCAGTGTCGAAGGCGAAGCATGACATTCTGGTCATGATGGACGACGATGACGTGTATCCGAACAATTCAGTGCTCGCACGTGTTGCCCACATGCTTGCTGAGCCGAAGAAGGAGTGCCTCTTCTCTACGGTACTGCCGTGCTACGAGATCCATGAGACCAAGTCTTTCATGAATGTTCCGCCGATTACGTTGGACATGTCGAAGCGTGTATCGGAGGCAACGCTATGTTTCACTCGGGCATTCTGGCAGGAGCGTGGATTCCCAGATCACCAGATTGCGGAAGGAGACGCATTCATTCACGGTCGTGAGCAAATGTGCCGGGAGTTCTCTCCCCAGGATGTGATTGTGAGTCTGTGCCACCGAAAGACCACGTCAAGCCGCAAGCCGCCAGCCGGCATGGAGACGAATGGGTCTCATTACGGCTTTTCAGATGAGCTGTTTACACTGATTTCGGAGATTGCACTGTGTATTGATTAGTCGGAATCTGTGCTCGACTCCGATGAGCTCGTAGAATGCTTCTTACAGCCCCGACGACGACGGCGCCGCCCTCCATTCGCAGCCGATCCCTGAGGCGGCGCACCAGACCCAGGACCACCGTCATTCGGGTATTCACCGACGCCCGAAAAGTTTCCACCACGAATCAGCTTCGCCTTTTTAGCGCGCACACGCAAGGTGGCCTTCTTGCCTGAACATTTCAGGCCGGCCTTCTTGAGTATGTGTTTGAGGGTTTTTGCAGTGTGTTTCATTTAGTAATTGCTCAGAAGAACTTGCGGAACAGGCCACGACTGCGGTGGCGGCGACTGCGGCGACGACCTCCTACCGGACCGGCTACCTCGGCGTTCCCGATCAGTACCGCACCTACTGCGCCGCCGCCGCTCACGAGGTGAGCCTTCTTGGCACGAGCACGCAGAGTAGCCTTCTTGCCCGAACACTTCAGGCCGGCCTTCTTCAGCATCTTCTTGAGGGTCTTAGCCTTGAGAGTGCGGCCGCCTCCCGACGGGCGGGGATAGGCACTAAGATCACCGGCGTTAACAGGATTTCCATCAAGACCAGCGCGCATGTTTCCAGACATTTGTATCTAGTTGAGGAAATCCTTATTTGTTGCTGGAATCCCAAACACCGCTCGCCTGTACGAGACCGGCCTGTTCGTTCGATCCCGACGAGTATCCACCGCGAAGCAGGTGGGCCGACTTGGCACGCTTCGTCAGCGTCGCCTTGCTACCCGAGCACTTAAGACCCGCCTTCTTCAGCATCTGCTTAAGATGCTTTGTCTTGACAGAGTGGTGGCGACGACCACCCAGGAGCATGTACGACTCCCCGACCAGGCCTGGACCCTCCATAGTCGCAAAGGACTGGTTTCCCTCACCGGCATACCCGCCACCCGCCTGTCCGACCGGGAGACTCTCCTCGGCCGAACCGAGAGAGCTGCTCGCCGCCGAGAACCCCCCACGAATCAGGTGCGCCGACTTGGCACGAGCACGCAGCGTCGACTTCTTGCCGGACGTCTTGAGTCCCGCCTTCTTCAGCATCCGCTTAAGAGTCTTGGATTTGAGGCCGTGCATTTACTTTTACCGCAGAAGAAATGTGTTGGGTGACTTAGTATCTATCGCCCCCCGATGAGGTGGGCCTCACGGGCACGAGCACGCAGCGTCGACTTCTTGCCGGACGTCTTGAGTCCCTTCGCCTTCAGGAGACGCTTGAGAGTCTTGGCCTTGACATGGAGACCCTTGGGGACACGCATCGTCTTGTGACGGTGGCGACGGGAGTGGCGACGACCGGCCTTGGGCGCCTCCTCCTTGCCCTCTTCGGCGGCCTCGCCCTGCTCACCCTGGTCCGCCTGGCCCTGGTCCGCCTGGCCCTGGTCCGCCTGGCCCTGCTCGACAGACTCTGTGGGCTCTGACCCATCTGGACACAGCAGTTTACCACCACGACGAGAGTGGCGACGGCGGCGACGACCCCCGGGCATATGAGTAAGAGGTGCAGGAGGCATTTTATTAAACACGCAATACAAAAACCTTACGCCGAGCAAGAAACGCAGGCCGACGGCTCCACAGTAAACTGCTGAGCCTTTGCCGCTGCCTTCGTCCGCAGGTAATAACACCCCGTCTTGAGACCCTGCTTCCACGCATAGAAGTGCATGCTCGACAGCTTCGAATAGGTGGGGTCGGCGACAAACAGGTTCAGAGACTGGGACTGGCAAATGAACGGAGCACGATCCCGAGCCATGTTAATGAGTGTCTTCATGGGAATCTCCCATGCCGTGCGGTAAAGCTCACGCAGCTCACCGGGCAGACCGATCATCGACTGAATCGATCCATTGTTAGCAATGATCTCTGTCCGCACCTCCGGCGTCCACATACCACGAGCCACGAGGTCCTCCACGAGATACTTGTTGATGACGATGAACTCTCCCGACAAGACACGGCGAGAATACAAATTCGAGGTGAAGGGCTCGAAGCACTCATTGTTACCAAGAATCTGGGAGGTGGATGCGGTGGGCATCGGTGCAATCAATAGCGAGTTGCGCATGCCACTCGAACACATCTTGGCGAGCGCATCCCAGTTCAGGTAGGTTGACTTGGGAGTCTCGCCCCACAGGTGGTACTGCATCTTACCCTGACTGACCGGAGAACCAGCAAAGGACGGATGCGCACGCTCTGCACTCGTCAGTGGGATACCCCTCCAATCATCCGTGGGACCCGCACCCGTCATGCTCGTCGTGGCGGCGGCGTAGTAAATGTTCTCGAAGATCTCCCGATTCAAGTCTGCGGCCTTTTGAGATGACCAGGGAATACGAAGCATGGCAAACACATCCGCAAGTCCCTGAACACCGATTCCGATGGGACGGTGCCGCAGGTTCGAGGTCCGACACTTCTCCGTGGGGTAGTACGTCTTGTCAACCACAATATCCAGGTTCCGAGCGAGAATGGCAGTATACATGCGAAGCGCCTCAAAATTGAAGCGATACTCCCCATCGGCGGCGAAGCTTCGCTGGACGAACTTGGGGAGAGCCAGAGACCCGAGGTTGCAGACCGCCGTCTCCTCGGGGGAGGTGAACTCGATGATCTCGGTGCAGAGATTGGAGGACTTGATGGTTCCGAGATGCTGCTGGTTAGACTTGGCATTACACGCATCCTTATACAGCAGATACGGCGTGCCAGTCTGAATCTGGGCATCGAGAATCATCTGCCACAGCTTCTTAGCCGGGATCTCTTTCACGGCAAGGTTCTTGCGCTCGTAGCTGCAGTATAACTCATTGAACTCCTCACCCCAGCAATCAGCCAGACCAGGGCACGTGTCGGGACTGAACAGAGACCACATCCCATCCTGCTCAACACGCTGCATGAACAGATCGCAGATCCACAGACCGTAGAAGAGGTCACGGGCACGCTCATCCTCATTACCTGTATTCAGCTTCAGACGCAGGAACTCCTCAATGTCGGCATGCCACGGCTCGAGATACACCGCAAAGGATCCGTTCCGCTTGCCACCCTGGTTCACATACTTGGCCGTATCATTGAACACCTTGAGCATCGGCGTCAGACCGGTGGACTTGCCATTTGTTCCCTTGATGTCTCCACCCCGAGCACGAATATTGTGAACGGACAGCCCCACACCACCCGCCCACTTGGAAATCTGCGCACACTCTGCGAGCGTATTGTAGATACCCTTGATCGAGTCATCCTCCATGTGAACCAGAAAGCACGACGACAACTGGGCGTGCGTCGTTCCCGAGTTGAACAACGTAGGCGTTGCGTGAATGAAAAAACCCTGAGATAGGGCATCGTACGTCTCAAGAACCTTAATGAGATTGCTTCCATGCAACTGAACTGCCACACGCATCCACATGTGCTGAGGGCGCTCACACGGCTTCCCATTGCGAGTCCGGAGAAGATAGCCATTCTCGAGCGTCTTGAAGCCAAAATACTCGAATGTGAAATCACGAGTGTAGACGCATGCGGCATCCAGTACGACTCGGTTCTGGGCCACGTCCCACACAAAGGAGTCGGACAGAATACCATCGTTCGCAAGAGCATCTACGCACGTGGAAAATAGAGAAGGCGTCTTCTTCTGGTGGTTGTCAATCACAAGGCGAGCGGCCAGCTTACCGTAATTAGGGTGGAAACGGGCCTGCATCATCGCACAGACCTCAGCTGCAAACTCGTCCAGATCGGATGTCTTGATTCCATCCTGAATCTGAGTACACACCTTCTGTGCAACCAAATCAGGGTTGACGTGCTCGAGTCCGTCAGCGAGTTTCTGAATCCGAGACAGGACCTCGTTGAAGGAAACCGGAACACGAGTGCCGTTACGCTTTGTTACGTAAATGTGGTCTGACATCCTAACTGCTGTATCCTCCATCCTTACCTGTAAGCGGACAAAAATATGGTTTGTTTTGTCACGAAGGTCTGTCTCTCGCACTTTAGAAGCGGGCGCCGATATCGAAGAGTGCGCCATTGTGCTCACCAGACGGGAGCGCATAGCTCTGACTGTCCACAGACTGAGCCTCCCAGTAATCATGCATCTGGGCAGCCTCGTAGTTGAGCTCCTCATCACTCTTGACCCGCTTGACACGGATCTTGCGACGGACGGTGGTCCATCCCTTGGAGTCATCCTCCATGAATGGCTCGCAGATAGCCGGGTACTCATCAAGGCCATTGGGCATCCTGGCAAAGTATGCCGGATTAGAGCGGCACTGCTCAAGCAGGTGGGTGTAGTCGCCACGCAGGCGGATGTTGCGGGCCCGCATCTCGGGGTACATGGAGTCGGAGATCGGGTAGCGGGCGGCGGCGAGCATGATGAAGTTGGTAGAAGAAGACATTTTGGCTGGCTGCTTTGTCTATAACCGTTAGAGTGTGGAATCCGTTTTCAGACGGACCGTGATATGCATGGCCTCTAGCTCACGAGTATACAGAAACATTGCATACGGCATCTCTAATTTGTCTCGGCTTGTGTCCAGAGTCTGCGATTCCTTGTCGTACAGCACTTCCGTCTTGTCCGATCGTTCCATGAAGCTTTCCACTGTAAACTTCGACATGCCGTGGGCCAGGAGCGCATCACGTTCCATTTCTCCGATACGCATGCCACCCTCGTCTGATCGTCCTTCTAGAGGCTGGTGTGTCATGGCCTTGCGAGGGCCAGTTGCACGATAGTTGATCTTGTCCTCTACCATGTGCTTCATGCGCTGGTAGTAGGTCGGTCCCATGAAGACATCAACCTCCATCTGTTCTCCCGTCATTCCATTGTACAGGACCTCTGTGCCAAACGGTTCAAATCCCTGGGATGTCAGAATTGTCTTCAGCGTCTTGACTCGCTCAGTTGTCGTGCAGGGGGTTGCATCAATGAATGCGCCCTGTTTCAGCGCCAAGCGGCTATACGAGCTTTCTAACCACTGACCAATTGTCATACGGGTTGGCATGGCGTGCGGGTTGAAGATAATGTCAGGGCGAAGACCACGTGCGGTAAAGGGCATGTCCTCTTCGGGGAGGATCATGCCCACAGTGCCCTTCTGCGAGTGACGGCTTCCCATCTTGTCGCCCAGCACGGGATACCGCTCTTCGGATATACGGATCTTGATGCCCCGCAGTCCTTCGGGTGTCGAGAAGCGATAGACTGCATCTACACGTCCACGCTGATCCCGCTTCGGGGTCATGGAGATATCGTGATAGCCTTTCACATGTCCTGTCATGTCGACGACGGGGCTTACCATTCCAACTAACACAGTCGTTCCGGTCACAACCGTGCCAACCTTGACAAGTCCATCCCCATCAAGCTGGTCGTAGTCCATGCCCTCCTTTCGCTTCACAGTCTCACGATATGCCGCACTCGTCAGAGGGTTTACGATATCCGTATGCAGCTGGGTCGCAGGATCGATCATTTCCTCCGTGATCTTGTAGCTGTGGAAGTACACGGTTTGAAACATGCCTCGCTTCATGGAGGATCCGTTCATCATGACCGAGTCTTCCTGGTTGTAGCCTCCGTATGTTGTGATGGCTACCATTGCATTCTCTCCGTATGGCATACAGCCACCAGGCCCCATCATCTCACGGTACATCCACGTGTGTGCTAACGGCTTTTGGGGCGTAACACACATCAGCGAAATCGTATCGAACCGTTTCGTGTAGTTGGTGTGGTACCACGAGGCTGTCTGTTTCGTCTGTGCAATTGCAAATGCGTTACGAGTGCCCGGGTTGTGATCGGAGAATGGAGTCAGGTTCGTCAGCGCAGACAGGTTGAATGACATGTGTATCTCCGAACGAAGGGTCGGGTGAAACGGTGTTAACGACAGTCGAGAACAATCGGATTCGAGAGCATCGATGTAGTCAAGGTTCTTTGCAATATCTGTCCACGTCTTGGTTGCTCGCATTCCGTCGATGGTTGTACCTTCACGATAGACGGGCCGGATAGGGCGGCCAGAATCGCAGGAGATACGCAGCATGTTGTTGACGCCGCTCCAACCAATTGAAACGGAACGATCCAACACGCCAGACCGCCGAGCATCAACGAGCATGGCAACCAATGTACGAGCATTCCCTGTGCATGCACCCACCAGATCTGAATTGAGAAAAACAGGCGTCCAGCGGGGATCCCATGAGGTCGGATGGATGTCGGCCAGCGGTCGAATCAGCTTGGACACGGTCAGAAGTTCACGAACCTTGCTGGATGGAAACGCAGTTGAGATCTGTGCCATTACAGTCAGGGATTTGATGTACCCAATGTTGCGCCCGTCGGGGGAGTCCACGGGGCACATCAGACCTATCTGCGATCCGTGATACCGACGGGGTTCCGGCTTGTTCGATGTGCGGTCCATCGCCAGATTCGTACGACGAAGATGGGATATGACACCCACATATGACGTACGACTCAGCTCCTGCGCAATGCCATCCCGTCCTCCCCACGCACCCTTGAACGACTTCAGGAATTCATTCATCATGCGATACGGACGCCAATAGAACCCAAGTGTTTCGGGTTGGAACACGTTCACCAAGTTTGCCCCTGCATATGACTGGCGCTCGAACTGGTTGACCTTCTTGTCGAGTTCCAGTAACATGTTCTTGGACGACTCACGGAAGATACGCCGAAATTCACCGAAGCACAGATCACCTGACGTTTCTAACCGTTTGAATTGGAAGTGATCACGGTCAGATGGGGGTTTGATTTCGAGGATCACATCCATTGCGCTTCGTAACATCAGTCCCAAGTGATACGCCTTGCGGCGGAAGAGCCCTCCAGTGTCGCCCGATCCTTCGACGTGAGGGAACATCATCTCGTGAAGAATGCGAACAACTTCTACACGGCTGCGAGAATGTGTCTGCTTCTTCAGAACATTCATGTCAGTGTCATTGGTACGCTGGAGGAAGGCGTCGTGGCTCATGATCAACGTGGCAATCAGATCGTCGTACACATTACGCTGCGATTCAACTACATCAAACAGTGTCGTCTCGTAGATATCACGGTCTGAAGCACACCCCAGTGCCCGAAATACACTGATAAGCGGCACGGGCTGTCCAAACCCCGGCAATGTGATGGACGGCACACGGTTGTGCTGTCCGAAATTCGGGGGGCCACCGCCTGTTTTGGGATTTTCATCATAGGGATTCTTGTCGGGGATCACCAAGAAATGAGAATACGGTCCACGACTCGCATCCTCGGATACAGAGCGAATGCCCGTATAGTATTCCTTCGAGGACTCAAATTTGGCACCACCTGCAAAGTCGATCGCACCTGCCTTTTCACGGAGAGTGCCAAGCTGTTCCGACGGCGGCGGCTGGGCCCTCTTTCCAGAATACATCATGTTGTTGCCGAGCTTCTCTTGGGTCAGAAGCACCTTCTCGGCCCCGTCGATAATAAAGTACCCTCCCAGTTCGAATTTACATTCGCCCACTTCGAACCCATCCACACCGGTCAGGTAACACAAACGACTGCGCAACATCAGAGGGATCTTGCCGATCAGCACGTCCTTGAACTCACGTACAACCGTCGGATGCCCGGGCATGACATACTCAATCTCGAAATCCGCTGTCAGGCTAACTGAATAGGTCATGTCATCAAGGCGACATCCGTGAGGGAGGATTGCGTTTCCCAATTCGTCCGTCGGGCTTGTCCATTTCATTCTGCTTGCATCACGGCCACCGATGAAGACACGAATGTATCGCCCTTCGGGAAGTTCGAGTTCATGCGGATTCGATGCCTTCATGAATAACGGGATGCGTGTCTCTAGCATGGCGTTATAGGAGTCTACATGGTGCTGGACCATCGGGAACGAAGTGTCTCGAAAGAGACTTCGCAGAACGTGCTGAGGGACGTCCATTGTCCTTTCACAAGCATTTTCTCGTCTTACTTGAAACTCATGTATGTGGAGTGAAACCCAACGCCCTCTCGTACTCGAGGAAGTGGTTGGACACACGGAAGTAAAAAGTCGGTTGCGGTCGTATCTAACAACAAAACCACATTCAAGTGTGATTCTGCTTCACGGGCCACCGGGTATCGGCAAGACCACAATGGCCCTTGCATCGATACGGAGTTCGGGGATGGAGCCGTTGGAGATCAATGCAACTCAAACAATGCGGAGTCATGAGGATGTATCTCGCCTCGTGTCTAGCTATCGCAACAACAGGAGCATCTCCTCCTTGTTGCGGGGCGATACAAAGACATCCTGTTTGCTGCTGGATGAGATTGACGGGTCGGATTCTCATGCACAGCGCAAATTAGTTGAGTGGATTTCGTCGACTGATCGCACGTTGCCGATTCTACTGACATGCAACGAGGTGCCTCGAATTTTTAAGACATCGGAAAAAATTGAAGTCCTTCGTTGTTTCCCTCCCAAGCCCTCGGATTTGATTCCCCTCTTTCCAGGCCGAGACATTGCCACATTGGCAAAGACCTGTCAACACGATGTTCGGCGCATGTTCCAGCAGCTCCAGTATGGGGAATCAGACGTGCTGCCTGCACCTGCACCCCTAACCAAATTTAGTCACGAGCTGAACGAGATCCTTAGACAGAAGGTGTGGGTCCAAGAGGATCCACTGCTCGCTGCACTCGCACGTCATCTCGGCACACGGGGCACCGTGAACTCGTCCCAAGCCACTGCGTGATGCATGCTCGGTGGAAAACATGGCTGCAGTTCCGAAGGCGTGTACCGACGGAGACTGTGTCCTGACACACTGCGCAGTTTGCATCGACAACGTCTACATTGTGCTCGAATGCCACAAGAAGCTGAGTGTTCGTCGGGACGACGGGTACATCGTCAAAGTTTCCGCTAGGCACCTGCCACTCGGTTCCACCCAATGGAATGTTTACAACAAACCGCTGGGGCTCAATGGGCTCGAGGATGGCTCGCATAAGCATGAGAACATCGTGTGTCATACGGGCCCGGTTTCCGATGACACGTCCACGCATGGGCTCTGGGAGTGCGACAGCTAGACGAAAAAAGATCGTGTCGGCTTCGAGTAGGTCTCGAACGACGGAGATGACGGCAAGCGAAGTGGTTGCCATTGGGTTGCTATACCTGTTTGCTCGAAAGCTACTTTCCCAAACAGTAGAAGATGTAGTCTGGCTCATACGGATACGGGTCTTCGATTGCCTTCAGGTACTCGGCATGGTTGAGGTACTGTGAAGGCGTTCCCATCCGGATCACATGAACCCGTCTCCAGGCTTCAAAGACAGCGTCGAACACAAGTGATGACGTCATTAGGTAGCAATACTCAAGGTGAAGCTTGCGCTGCTCAACAACAGAGTCGAGCTCTCCCTCGTTAGTGACTTCGATCTCAGGTCTTGGTGTCATTTCGGCTGCCATTCATATTGTTTACTTGGCGGTTTCCGTTTTCTTGAAGAACCCGTGAATGGTTGGCTGCTTCGTGAAGATAACACTCTTCAAGAATACGAGGGAATCAACCTGTGCCTCCTTGAGTTTCAGCACTGCACGTGTTGCTTCCTCGTCGAGATCGTCCATGCTCAGATCCGGTTGTTTCTGACGGATCGCCTCTCGGTTTCTGACATACAGGTTTGCATACGACGGAGATGGCTCATGATATCCATCGAGCTGCTCCACACAGAGAGCGAATAACTGGAGAAGCGGACTCTGAACTTGGTTTGTGATGTAGAACTTGATATCCGGTGCAAGGGAATGCAGTCGAACATAATCCACGTGCTCGATGCGATCGCCCTGCTTTGCATTGTTGCTTCGCTCCTTGACGAAGATATACCGGACACGATCTCCAACCTGTGGGGCAGTTCCGGGATCTCGGGCAATCATGCGGTCTGCTAGCATCCGGTGGGGCATTTCAACCTTATAGTTATCGCTCAGCGCCTTGGTCATGATATACTTGTCAAGTGGAATCTTGTTGTCCACCATATCCTTGAGCATCTTGTTTACGAACTCTCGGGCACCACTAACGGTTCCGCCTCCCAGCAGGATATCAAGTGCTCCACCGTACACATCCTTTACAATCGGTGCACTGTCTCGACGCTTCAGTGCAATTCCCATCGACATGCGCTTTGCCCTTGCGGGGTTCGGGTCCTCCTCGTACTTCATACCGACGTAGCGCTTGCGACAGAACAGAATGAATGGATAGAAGGTCTTCTCGTATGCGATCTTGTACGGCCGGCGACACTGCTCCGTGATTCGCTTTCCCGCCTTGATACCCAGATCGATGGAGGTTGCAAGGTCTTTGGTGGGGAACTTGATGAAGATAGAGTCTGTGTCTCCGTAGATAACCTCTCCGTTGAACTCGGACTCCACGATGTGTTTTGCGAGGAACAAGGCCTTTCGTCCAGCGGCGGTGGTGCAGGCGGCAACGCACATCTTTCGGATGGGAGACGTACGACTACCAGTCTGCCCATACACGCTGTTGGCGACGACCTTGTAAGCAAGCTGAAGACCATTATAGACAGAGCGAGCAGCATCATCATATTTAGGATCTTCCATCATTTGTTTGTATTCCTTTCGTTTTGCCAGCAGAATCTCGAGGGTCTTGGGCAGAACGCCCGTGAGCATCTCATTGTCCTTCTGAGGTTGGACGTAGGTGCAGACCGTCTTGCCACCCGTCTCCTTGTTGTCATACTCGACCTCATCCAGTACGTACCCGGCTGCCTTCAGCTTCTGCATGGCCAGATACGTCATACCTTCGCACTTGTCGTCGACCTGCTTATCGTCGACATCGAAGACACGCAGGCTCACCAGCGTATCCGGTGAGATATTGTACGCAATCATGTTGGTCGGGTACAGCGAATTGAAATCCAGAACAGAGACCGGCTGGTCGAGGTACATTCCGATCTTCGGGCTAATCACCACCGCACCCTCGTAGCCAGCCTCGTCGGTATTGAAGCGCTTCGTCTCAATAATCTGGTTCCGCTGAGCTGCATAATACACGACAGCCGAGAAGATCTTGATCCCCTGTCCACGGATCAGCACGAACTGCATGGGGACCTTGCATACATCCGCCATACCACGTGCATTGATGATCGTATCCAGCTTACCCATCAATGTCAGGACCAGATCACAGTCCTGAATACAGTAGCGAGCAATACGTGCTCGACCTGCCGAGCCGCCCTCACGGTGGAGACGAAACAACTCGTGCGGTTCTACGTCGTCCTTGGAAAGAGTCCACTCCAGATGCGCTCGATCCTTGCCGGAGAGTTCAGTAAACAGGGAGTCTCCGCCACTGATGGTGAAGGTGCTGCTGCTAACCGCTGCAATACAGAACTTTTCCCCGTCTCGATAGGGGTCTGTTGTGTTTCCGACCAAATCAAAGCGCACGTAATTACCAACCCGTAGCCCACGAGTACTCTTTGTTGCAACGACATTGTCTTTATAGGACAGAACCTTGTCTCGGAGAAATACGCTTGCCACATTGTCTAGCTTGAACGAGTCCAGTGAGTGCTCACGCCGCATGTTCAACAGGAGGTCAATGCAGAGGCGGCCCCGCATAGCAATCATGCGGAGATCGTACTTGCCCGACGCCAGCTCGAACCGCTTCGTGTCCGAGAACTTGGTCGAGTACTCTCCGCTCTGACTACGGGCCTTTGCCGGCGGCGCACGAGAGAAGTTGACGTCATCTACGATGCCCAATTTCCTACACCGGTCCTCGATATAAGCGTCATCAAAACCGAATGTATTGTAGCCAGCCATAATGTCCGGGTTCTCTCGGCGCACATTCGCTACAAACTTCAAGAGCATGTCCGCTTCTGTCTTGCACTCGATGAACTCGGTATCGGGTTCAGTAGACGGATCGCAGCTGCCCAATACAAAGACCTTCTTGGACATTGGCGTCATCAAATCGTCGGACCAACGGTAGGACACTCCGATTTGGACGATCGGATCCTTGGCTGCCATGGGGAAGTTGTTGCCCTGAAGAGGACACATCTCCAAATCATAACAGGCCACCTTCATGGAAATATTCCCGGTTGCAGGCTTGACGCTCACCCAGTCGCATGTGTAGAAGACATCCACATTGTACAATGGCTCCTCTGAGTCCGGATCGACCGGGACGTCAGATTCGTCGCCCACAAACTGAATGGGTGAACCAGGTCCGAGATGCCGATCATGCAACAGTCGAATGAATGGAGGAAGGTTAGATTCGTAGAATGCATGCTTCTTCCCTGTAGTCAGATCACGGATCTTCGTATGAAACTCGGACAGTGTTCTGCATGTCACCTTCCACACCTCCTTCGTCTTCAGGCAGTCGAATCCGGCCATCGCATCATACTTGGAGACCTTCGTTGCAGAACCGGGGTCTGGACCCGAAACGTAGAAATACGGCTTGAACCCAGTGATTCGCACGCATGCGACAGACTTGTCACGCAGGCGTCCAAAGACATCGACGACGTATTGCCCCCTGTTGTCATGTTCGTGCCAATCGGATGGCTGCATTTTGCTTTCCGTCCGTCCTATATAGTTGCTGTCCGTTTTCCATGAAACTTTCTGGGTTTGATGATAAGAGTATGTCATCGAACACAGTTGACTGGTTTTTTGCCAATACACGTGGGAGCGTGGACCAGTCCCACGTAATGGAACACAACTTTGCCAATGAGTCTGCGATGGGCCGACAGACGTCGTTCTTCGGAGGCGGTGACTGCACCGGTGCGTTGAGCCCCGCTGCTGCCATGTCTGACCAGCCGGGCATGATTGCTCGTGGCGGGTACGGTCTGGGTGACGGATGCACCATTGATACAAATACCGATCTCCGTTGGGGTGATGCAGAAGGACTGCGTGTCAAGGGCCCGAAGCAGCTGTGGATTCGCCCCTTCCCGACCACGCCGAATCTGGGACGTGGCCGCCAGTCGGACACGGTAGGGGACGAGTCAAGCTTGATCCACGCCCAGCTCCAGCGAGCGAAGAAGGAGGCGTCGACCATCATGGACAAGACCATTCCGAACTACTACCAACCGCTCATACCCACCAAGCAGTCGGAGCACTCGAATCCCAGTAACTGGATCCAATCATGGACCTGGGGCGGTGATTCCTCACGCTTAGTTAAGAAAACTCGAGTCGGTGAGTCTACATAATGCGAGTCCTCTTCTTTGCTAATCGAATGCCTGATTTATGTGGAGCGTTTCTCCACGACATTGATCTAGCCACTGAACTTCAGAAGCGTGGGCATACGACCATGTTTCTGACGATTGAAAAACCAAAGGAAGGCGTTAACGGCGGAATATGGGAGGGCTTTAGGTTCATGCATTTTTCCGCAGGTTCGTCGTTCCTGGATACAAGTGATCTGTGGATATGCCCGCACTCGCCCTGTCTACCCTATGTACGGAGAGTCAACTCTCGTGGATACAATCGTCCAATTGCCGTCACTGCGCATTTCGATGGACGGTACAATGTCCTCACGGATCTGGTCTCAACGAGGTGGGTTGAAATGTTCCTTTTCATCAATCATACGATGGAAGGGCATTTTCACAAGCATGTGAATCCATTTCCTTCCAGCATTGTACGTACGGGCGTCGTTCGTCCGCTTATGCAGGAGAACAAGATACGTATGGACACACTGCCCGACGGGGATGCAATTACACTGGTAAATGCGAATGTGAACAAGGGGGTTCATCAGTTTATCGAACTCGCAAAGCGGATGCCCTTGCGGAAGTTTCTCGGTGTCCGTCCCTACTACGGGGAGCTTTGGTTGCCCCCGGCTCCGTCGAACATTGAATGGATTCCGTTTGACAATGATATTCGCAACATTCTGAGCCGCACACGCATCCTCCTGTTCCCCTCCTACTATGAGAGCTTTGGTCGGATTGCTGTTGAAGCAATGTATAACGGTATTCCTGTCATCTATTCTACGCCCGCAACTGAAAATGTGGGCATTGTCGGTAGCACGGAGGGTGTTGAGGAATGGATCAAACCTGCCGGGATTGGCTGCCGGCGAGATGCTGCGGATGAGTGGATAGCGGCTATCGAGGCGCTCGACAACACCGATACGTATGCGGCCAAACGGACAGAGGTGATCCAACATGTCAAGTCAATGGACATTTTTTCAGAAGCGAATCGGATTGCCAATATGATGGAGGGTTTCCAAAAAGAACATCCTATTGCGGCTGAGCGGACGTCATCTCAGACTCCGGCAGTGGTTCAGGCTGAACAGGGGACACTGCCTGTACTGCGGCCCCCGCCAGCGACTGCCCGGATCGGATTTTCGAGTGGGCGGCTGAGGCTACAGCGGTGAGCTTGTCCATGAGCGCCCGACCCGTGGCACAGATCTGCTGCTGCTCGGCGGTCATACCCCGATCGATCTCACGAGGGGCGGGAATATGCCTACTGCCTGACACAACCGGTACCTGGAGTAACTCGTCAAGGGCATGGTAGATATTTTCATTATGCTTCGTAAGTGCCTCCGCTGCGACCTGCGATGTACAGCCGATAAGAGACACGATTGTTTCGACATTGGCATTCATCTTTTCTTGATTCAAGTGTAAGTACGTGAAGATGCGTTTTATCGAAGCGCTCTGCCCCCCGGCTCTGCTATACCTAATCTTCTTAGTCGTCCAGCTGGGACTCGACCTCGCATTGGGAATGTGGGTAACGGCTGCGATCAAGACAGTCCTGGGCCTGGCTGTCGTCAAGGTACTCGACACCTTCTGCGGCATTGGTCTGACGCCGGTCTCGTGGTTCATTGTCGCTACACCTTTCGTGATTACGGCCCTCGCAACGGCGGTGGCAATGGGAACCAATTTCGATGAGAATGTTTTTGTGTATTTCCAGCCCAGTGACACCAAGGAGACGTTCGTAAGCGGGTCATCGAGCATGCGGCAGCCGAATCCCCCCGGAGCAGGTGAGCCCCCTGAGCCCGGTATCACCCCCGCTACCCAGTCGTGGACAGAGGGTGCTATGGGCAACAAGTGGGGAACCGAGTACGATCCCAAATGGGCACGGGATGCATCGAACCCGAGCGGCGAGGTTCTGACAGCAAACCACAAGTCGATTCAGATCGGTTTCCTCAACACTCTCTAAAAACGAATCCGATTCCGCCGACCGAGATCAGTTCATTCAAAATGTGCATCTCTCGTATTCTCATCGCTCTTGACCGCTACCTCTCCAGCTACCGTACTGACCGTGGTGTCATCTCCCGGAAGTATCTTCTGGGTGAGTATGAGGAGTTTGACGAGTCCATGACCCACGTTCCCGAGGACTGCATCTACGTAGAGGAGTGGGTCAAGGGAAAGGAGACCCGTCGCCGAATTATCTACGAGCTTGAGGAGATCACGCCATATGTTGGCAATCCGTTCGACACGTTTCGGCTGCCGTGGACGTGGATTGGAGATGTCTCGACTGACGTGGATATCACAGATGCCGTCAGCAAGTATCTCATGCCCGGCAATGAGATCAGGCTTGATCTCCTTCTACTCTTCCTTCGCCCACATGACAAGATGGAGATTCGCTACGTCCATCCGGCGTCGGGAGACGAGTTCTTGTTTCCCAATAGTGGAGTAAGCATCGGTTCGTATGGACCTTCCTAAGAATCCATTCAAGGTTGCGGATCGATTCATAGCCATCCGTGACATCTGCCTTCCGCCGACGTGGACCTCCCAAATGCAGCGACTCAGCGACATGATTGTCATGCCGCTGATCACGCTGTGTCTTTTTTTTACGGGTAGTAGTGATATCTTCGTGTTACTGTCGACGGCGGCGACTACGTACCGAGTATGGGCTGAATGGGTCGAATATACTGAACTTCGATTTGTTATGCAGAGAATGCGCATGCGAATGGCACAGGTGAAAGGGCCGTTTATCGTGACAAACAATCCCAAGTACATGCCTTATGTGTGGGCCGATGCAGTGGTTCGTCACGCAGTGCCCGGGGAACCGGTGTAGACCGCCTCACGGCCAGCAATGCTCCAGTTCGTCCCACCGATCGGTCCGCTAAATCCAGAGACGATGCGGCTGCCAGCATCACCTCCGGCGCCCGTACCACCGCCGCCACGCATACGATGACGACGGGAACGGCGTGTCTTGCGGCTACGACGGGAACGGCGACGGCCACCACCCTGCCCCGCAGCCGCACCCGTGTTCGTCACGGATGTAGCTCCAGAGACAATCTCTCCCCTGAACTCCATACCTGCAGGCTGACCACCCTGTCCAAGCACGGCACCAGACGCACTCGCAAACATGCCACCACGGCGGGTGCGGTGACGACGGTGCTTCTTACTACGCCGGCGACCGCCGGAAGAACAACCATGTTGCTTAGCCATTTACTTCACTACACGAAAAGACTCCAATGCTGCCGGGCAGGTCGTCATAATACTCATACCCACGAACCAGCGTCCCCGCAGGCGCATCCGTGAGTGTGAACAATGCCGTCAAATCAGGCTGATGAAACAACCGCAAGGCCTCCGCAATCCACTCTTGACGCTGAGCCCATGTCGCCAATGGGTGCACGATTGTACCGTTGAGTGCCCATACATCGCACACAACAAAGACATCCTTTGATAGCCTAACTGTGCGAAAAATTGTATCGCAACACATGCGCTCGTCCATGACGATCGTCAGTTCCTCCTGATGTCCACCCTTCTCATCAATGCTGATCGCAACGGTCTCACTCGAGGGTTTTTGGGTCAACAGCAACCAACCAGGCAGGCCGTTCAGCTGCGGCGCCCGATGGCTTCCCGCCTTCGGATCGCCCTTCCTCACGAGGGGCTTCCATGGGTACAGGCGGCGCATACGTTGGTACATTCACTTCCTGGTTAAGATGAGGAGGTTCCGTGAAAGGCGGAGGGGGTGGTGGGGCTGCAACAGGCTCGGCGAAACGAACTTGGGGAACAGGCGCCATGGGCGGGTACAGCCATCGCACTACACCAAATACAGATACATGAATGAGGATCAGCATGATGAGGGAAGAGATTGCAGTCACAAGGATGTCGTACGGATCCATTTGCTTTGTTCCCGCCTTTTCTTACGATGAAATCCTACGCAACTCCTCAAAGTACTGCGTCGTTGTCGGCGTCTCCTCCTTCCATCTGCGTGGGTTCTGCGAATACTCTGTCACTGTTGCATATTCAACACTGTAGGATCGGGACACGACACCGCCGGGAAAGGGTCTCTCGTAGAGGAGTATCGACGACTCCGACTGAAAAACTTGGTAAAGTTTCGCATGAGTGTTAATTCGACCATTGCCCGTATAGAGAAATCGTGTTTCATACGTCGTTCCTGGTTGAGCCGCCCACGCAGGCGGGTCCAAGGTTATCTTAAGCTCCATTCTCGACTGTATTCTTGAAGACGAGATCCTCTAAGCGGGATGCGTCAGCGAGGATATCCGACATCTTACGGGCGGCCAGGTTCAGGTTAGCCTCGATATCCGCCCACGCCTCGAGATCGTTACTGTACACCGTGGTGCGAGTGGGGTGCTTCGGAAACTTCTCGATCAGCTCGGAGTCCGTTGCGTCGAGCATCCGCATGTACACCCGCAGCTGGATGATATCGTAGGCCGGAACCTCGGGAAAGAACCTCGTCCGATCCTTCGAGTCTACCACACGCTTCTGATCGGCAACATATCCATCCGTGCGTCCAACCAGCGTGAAGAACTCCGTCTCCATCCGTAGCATACGAGTGTTACGCTCCGTCAGAACCACCTTGCGATCCGCCTCATACGTGTTCAGAATCTTGTCCTCATTGTTGAGGCCACGCTTCTTCGACACCTCTCCACGTGCATCTGCCAGCAGCTGTGTGGCCATTTCAGATGACATGTTCGGCGTGCTGTCAATAACCTTCTGACATGCAGCCTCCACCTTGTTCAACGTTTGTTCGACAGTTGGAATTGCAGCAACAGTGTCGGCTGCCATCTTCTTGGTAACCGCCGCCTTCTCCACCTCGGAGCGAGCTGCATCCTTCTCCTCATGTGACACCTCAATGCCGGCGGCAACCTTTAGGTCGAGGGCATGGCTCTTGGCCTCGGCGTCCCAGAGAACCTGTGTCGCAAGAACCTCATTTGCAACCGCATCATCTGCGGTCTTACAATCATCCAGTGCCGCAAACACGCTCTTCTGAATGTCTCGGTCCTTCAGGAACGCACCCTTGAAATTCTTGGACGGCTTGCGGTTGTGGGCATGCTCAATTGCCTCAATGATCTCGGCGGCCTTCTTGTCCTTCTTGAATACCTCGTACATGGTCTGGTCGATGGTCTGGAACGGGAACTTCTTGCCGATGACGCCAGCGACTTGGGTTGCGGAGAAGCAAGGACGGAACATTTTTGAATGGACTCTGTGTATACTCGCACGCTTCCGTTTTCAGGCGAAGCTCCGCTGCATCTTTACGATGGCGTCGATCCAGCCCGGCATTCCATTGAGAACGTTTGAAACCTGGAGCGTCGGTGTACAGGGTGTGCTGTCGAGCTGTCCCTCACAGAGGAGTGTGGTGGCGGCGATCAGCAGCGATCGCTTTCCCTTATCGCTCGGAGACCAGCGCAGGGAATGAATGCGATACAATACGTCAATGTATTCACGTGTTGCGGGCGGCGCATTCTTGCGGAGCGCCTCCCAGAAGATCCAGACGGGATGCGTGCTATCGCCTCCCGACACAAATTCATCGGTTCGAGGAGCGAATAGCAGGTTTGTCTTTGTCTGCTTCTTATGCTCTCGGCAAAAGGTGAAGACCCATGACATCCAATACATTGCCCGGGTCAGGTCTCGTACATCTGATCGAATACAGTAACAGAACTCGTTCATCGGCACTGCCACGGGCATGGGGTCAGTTGGCTTCAGCACCTGCATTCCATACAGACGAGAGGGTGATTTCAGACTCTCTTGAATTGTCACGGGATCAAAGTCGTGCGCAGGCTTCAGAGTGGGAAGTGTTGTCAGTTTGTTCTTGCGACACAATGCCAGGGTAGCGGCTACTTCGCAGACCATCTTGCGGACATCCGGGTGATTACGAATACGTGTCATGTTTCGAATGTCGTAGCTGTTCTCAATAGGGGCATATGCCTCGTACGATTTGGCTAGATACAGAAACACATTGGGCTGGGCTCGGTTGATATGAAGGGCCGCAGCTTCAAACAGTGAATCCCATAGACTATGCACAAGACCAGAGCAGAGCAATTCAAGCGTCCAATAACATGCATAATCTGCATGTCCCAGCTGGATCGTCTGAATCAACACTTTCCGCACGTGCGCACGTGGATGGCCACAGAAGGTTGTTTTTTGGAAGTCTGTTACGGGGCGTGGATCTACGACCTCCATTACCAGATCTAGTCCTTTTTTGCCGGTGTTACTGACGCAGTCGTGTGAACGAGTTAAAGAACTCCGCCGTTTCTGGTGTAGCCGGTGCCCGAGCAGGAGCTCCCTGCGAGGTAGTTGTCGGCATCTTGACCCCACCCATCGCCTTGCTCCCCACTGCAAAGATCGCAAACAACAGTGCAAGGACAATTGCAATGTTCAGACCCATCGATAGCCACTTACCATAGTCTACGGCCTGTTCACGCTTACGTTTGTTCAGGTTGATCTGATTACGAATATCATTCACCTGCTTGTCGAACGTACCGACCGAATACTCCATGTCATCCTTTATGGTGAAGAGGTTGTCCTTGACGCTATTGATAAGGTCAAGTGTACTCTGCTGCTGTGACGCCTGGTTGCTCAGAAACTGGTACTCGGAAAGGAAGTGGTCGGTTGTCTTTCTCGCATCTGCCGTCGCAACCTTGTCGAGTTGATACGAGACACTATCCGGATCACCCGTGAGTGCCATGTACTCAGCCTTGGCCGAAGCCGTTGCGTCGCCAGGTGCCGCATTCTGAAGTTTCAGAGCGGCTGCAGCAACCTGTTTATCGTGGTTGACGGCGGCAAGTGCTGTCACCAACTCCGCCCCAAACCGGTCGGCTTCGGCTCTGTAGCGCATACCAGCATCCGAACTGGCATTCAAATCAGCAATTTTGAAAAGACTGTCATCTCCAAGCGGTCGCATCACGGCGGTTTGGGGAACGAGATGAATCGTTACATCGGGATCACTCTTGTTGACACATCGTTGGGCTCCCTCAATCATTCGGAGCTCAAAGCCATCGGGGCAAGACATGACACATGAGAGCGGTGCCGCCCCATGTGTTGTCTCGGCCGGACACTTGAACTGCTGATTACCCATTATATACTGGAAAGATAGATTGCTATCGAGAACCCAACACAAAGCGTGAAGAACGCAATGCCATGCACGACAGATGCCGGTAACACCAGATATTCAAGCAATGCAATGACAACGAAAAACAGACAGATCTGAATGGTCCGCACGTCTTTTGCCAGTAGATTCTTGATGCTAAGCTTGGCGTTCATGATGTCCTCTGTCGGCTGAGTCGGAGGCCGGAACGGGCGAAGTTCGACAACTGCCTCTGCATACGCACCCGCAACGCCATTGGAGGACGCACCGGAGTCACGGGGAGTAACTGCTTGTGCGCTCTTTGCCGCCGCCGCCTCCAACTCTTCCTGAACCTTCTTCGTGACCTTGATGAAGTCCGCCAAGAACCGTGCCTGCTCGTCAGAGAAGGCGGTTGCCGACGAACCCGTTGGGACTCGCTGCAGTTTCACATAGTACTTGTTGTTCGAAGCGGATACACACTTCTCATCGCCTGCGTCATTGATGTATTTATACGATGCGGGGCACACAACACGGCATGTAGATGATAGACCGACTTCAAAGCCCGCTGGACAACTCATTACTTATTCGCAACAAACGGTCTGAGGCCGCCAAAGATTGTACTAACGAAGGTGGCGTCTAATGCAGCCGCTTGACTCTGCCCGTTGCGAGCGAATGGGCGGTTGAACGTTGTAGTGTTGTTAATGTACGGCGCAACAGTCGCCGCCATCCGGACAAACCGAGTGTATTCAGACGCATCGACTCCTCGCATGTGGCGGGCAGGGGCAGAGGGCTCAAAGAACGATTGGGCGACCGGCATTTTATTACTCCTACAAGATAATGGTTGGGTGGCTTACTGCCCTTTTGGTTGCGCTGGTTGCAGTCTCTGCACTGTCTGTGCGTGAGCACGCCACTTTCGATGCGCCACCGCCGTCGGGTAAAGGAACTACCGATTCGATCTCCCCCGAATACCAGGCAATGCTTGACGCATATGCCGTGAACTATAGAACCTACGTCCGGACGAATGACACGGGAAGCAAGACGGCTGTAGATAAGCTAACCACACACATAGAAGGAACTCTGGATGATATGCGCACGCAGATCGATCAGAACCAGTTTTACATCCAGTCATTCTTAGATAAATACCAAAACATCAATCCTGAACTCGCCGATCTTCACAAGAAGGCGCAGGCTCTCAAGGAGAAGGGTCCCAAGACGGCAGATGAGCTCGTGACGTCATCGCAAGATCCGCCGATGGCTGTGGATTACGGTGCACTCACAGTTCGAATTGTTATTCTTGCGGTGATTCTGGGTGCGGCCCTTGCGATCAATGCGTTCGCGTAACGATCACGAGCAGTCCAAGAGCTGCAATTAAAAAGGCTGCTCCGTACAACTTCATCTCGGTGCCTTCTCGCACGTCCGTTATCTGGTGAATGCGACGGAGGGTCTCGAGCTTGTCTGTCGCAACTAAAAGACCGTTATAGTCACGCTGAATCTCCATAATGCGAAGAATGAGCATCTGCTGCTGCGATTCCGTCCCCGACTGTGCCGACAATGCGAGCATCTTATCAAGTGTATCACTCATGGCCCTTTTCGCTGTCATAATCGCATCTGCCTTGGTTGAGTCGTTGGTCGCAACGAGTTTATCATAGAGCGCCTTTCGCTTCTGATATTCGGATTCCAAGTCGGCCATGTTTCCCGCTGCCGTCGGGTCTGGAGTACCTCCCATTGTATTCAAGCAACATTTACATCGGGCACACAATAGCGATAATACACACACTTACCGACCGTGTCACTGTGCCGAGTGATCTCGATAATGTCGCCAGGCTTAGCACCAATGAGACGAGCTTGGATATCCTGTGAATCAATCCATGGCAGCTGATCCTCAGGCTTCACGACCCGATTCTTCTCAAGCACAACCTTTGCCTCGTCGGGTGGCAGAATCCGATGAGGAACAGACATGCGATGTGTCGTGATATCCATCTGGAGCTCACGGAGATGGAAGAAGGATACGTTCCCACCCGTGTGCTGAGCCCGGATAATGTTCGACAAGTTCTCGGACAGCTTTGAGAGTGAAACGATGACAGCGTTCTTCTCGGCAACGTATGCCAGATACGTCTTCACGTCACGCTCAAGCATCTTGTCCTTCTGACTGAAGATGATAATCGTGTCGCCCATTGTATATGCACTGACGTCCTTGAGCTCGGTTGCGAGAGGCTTCGTCTCCGTTGCCAGCTTACGACGCTCGAAGAGGATACGCAGAGTTGCAAGTGCCTTGTCCTCCATTGTGCCCTTTCTTTCATAGGGAGGTAAAGAGTTCGTTTTTTATCGCCCGAGAAGAACAATGCTTCCCATCATTGTGCTGTTAGTTGGAGTAGCTGCATTATGGGCTGCGTGGAATATGTCGGGTGCGCAGGAGAAGTTTCAACCCGAAATGCTCGACAGGTCCCAGGCCGAGCTCACGCAGGAAGTCGAGCATTCCTCGCACGAACAGCGAACGAACCACATGCCGTTCATGTCGTTTGTTGAGGCCGCAACGGGTGTTCCGACGCCGTTCCGCATAAACGCATATACAGCTGTGAGGTAGTAAATACCAATGAGCACCAAGCATAAGATCCCAAAGGCACTGCGTGAACAGGTTTGGTTGGTCAAGGTAGGTCGAGTCTTCGAGGCGAAGTGCAAAGTGTCGTGGTGCACGAACAAGATGACCGTATTTGATTACCAGTGTGGACACAACATCCCCGAAAGCAAGGGCGGTGCAACGACGCTCGATAATATCGTTCCCATCTGTTCCCGATGCAATGTCAGCATGGGATCCCAGTATTCAATCGACGAATGGAACGCCAAGTTTGCTACTCAGCATAAACCCTACTGGAAGCGTTTTTTCAATTGCTAGTACAATGATTCCCTTTTCTTACTGCATTCCCGATGAATTCATCGTGAACGCTGTTCCCGAAAAAACACAACTTCAATCGTTCATTGTTCCGGATGTACGATACTCATTTGGACCAGGAGAACAGCAGCTGTACTACAATGAATACCGGCGGTCTCGCTTTGCAGTCACACGGAAGAAAGGTGGTTGGGACTGTATGCGCCATTACGAGATTCTTGCAAATGGATGCATTCCCATTTTTGAGAACCTCGAAGCATGCCCGCACTTTACGATGACTACGTTCCCGAAAGAGCTGGTGCTCAAGGCCAATCGTGAACTACTGCCGTGGGACGATGCATATATTCCGAAGTACAATGAGATTGTCGGACAGCTACTCGAGCACTGCCGGCGATACTGCTCTGTCTCTGCACGAGCAGAGTCCTTCTTGGCACTGTTTCCGGGTGCGAAGAATGTTCTCATGATATCAGGTCCGCATTATACAAATTATCTTCGTGAAACACTGGCGATTGGGCTTCGCAGAAAACTAGGCGCCAACTTCGTGGACTACCCTAAGATCGAACCACTGTATGAGACAGCGAGTATGGTGGGACAGATTGGAAATGGGTTCAGTTACGGCGGGTTACTATCTGATATTCCAATTGATCGAAACGTTACGAGTGCGAGGATTCGGGCTCACGAGTTCGATGTAATTATCTACGGAAAGGTTGGATACGCAGAGAGAGGCCCGATGGGAAACTTAGACAGACTCAGTGTACCGGCGAATTACCGACCAAACGAGGTTGCATTCCTCTACGGAGGCGATGGACTCCAAGACACGAAAGATGCAACAAATCCCTTCACACAACACCTTGCATTGCACTGCAACCGGGGGCGCTGTTTTGTTCGTGAGTTGGATTAGCAATTACATGAAATCACAGGTAACTACAGTAATGGCCTTTTACATCAATCTCGATCGCCGCACGGATCGCCGCACGGAGATCGAGAAGGAGTTTGCAGATAGAGGACTTGTAGTCGAACGATTTCCCGCTATTGAGCATCCCAGTGGAATCGTCGGATGTGGACTCTCTCATATTGCGGTTCTCAAACTGGCACAGGAGCGTGGGTACGAATCGGTTATGATCTTCGAAGACGACTTCGTCTTTCTTGATAGTGATACCGATTGGAAGGCAAAAATTCCGCAATCGTATGATATTGTTATGTTGTCCTATCGAGAACTTGAACCGTCTACGCCTCACGACGACATCTTCAATCGTGCGCAAAAGGTGAGCACCACAAGCGGTTACATTGTTCATTCTCGGTTCTACGCTACATTGATCTCGCAATGGGAAGACGGAGATCGTCTCCTACAAGAGACGGGTATACATTGGATATATGCACTGGACCAGTATTGGAATCAGCTCAGTCCCCGCTGCGACTGGTTTGTATTTAGAAACAAAGTCGGTAAACAGCGACCGAGTTTCAGTGATCTTGCGAACTCACACGTTGACTATGGATGTTGATGGAATTGCGAGAATGGAATTATCGTGATCTGCTGCGTACCAGTCGCACGTCCACCCGATACTCTCTAGATAGGCCCACGTGTTGACTTCCCATGTGAGCTTTGGAAGGTTCGGGTACTCACGGAGCTGCATCTCGTAGAATTTACGAAGTGAAGCAGAGTCCCCGAGAAAGAAACCGCCACAGAACCGCCAGTTCACATTGTCCCACACTACAGACGGCCCCCAACAACCGGGTACATACATGCATGTATCCGGTAGCTGCATCTCATCTAGCGTTCGGAGCTTGTTCGATGCAACCGGATCACTTAACACGTGATAGATATTGAAATCAATCCATGCATAGTGGGTGGACGCATGTTTCCCCGAACCAATCGCTCGGTTCACAAGCTCGATCTTCGCATTCATCAGGATGAGAAAATTGCGTGTATCCTTCTCTGGAGTTCGTGTATCCGGTAGCCCGTGTGGGGAGATAGAATACATCTCTAATTCTTCGAGCGATATCGTCTCAACGACACCGTTCCGCACGCTGAATTTATTGAGATGTTCCGGGCTTACAAAGACATGCAACCGGATCCCGGTTGCTTCGAGCATACGAAAAAAGTCGATTCGTTCGGCATCAGACCGGCCTACCGGCCGTGGTCCGCACAGGTCCAAGAATGCCGTGACGAATGTTACCATTGCATCTAGGATCGCATACGGTCTAAACGTGTACGTGCTGCGGTTAAATCATTAGGCGTATTCTTGGCGTTACACGCAATGTGGGAGTTTGTCGATAAGGTGGTCTATATCAATCTAGACAGGCGAACAGACCGAGACGAACGCATACGGGGGGTCCTATCGCCGTTTGGTGACAAGGTCGTGCGAATGTCTGCTGTTAGAACAACCCCCGGTTACATTGGCTGCTTAAAAAGCCACATCGCCGTCCTGAACGCTGCAAAACACTATGGATGGAAGAATGTCCTTGTCATGGAGGATGATGTTGAGTGGGGGGATGTGGACGTGGCATATCCGATTGTGGAAAAACTTTCATCTTCGCCGTATGACGTCATTCACCTTGGGCCATCAAATGCTCACATCGATCCGATTACATATCGACTTACCGACGGTCAGGCAGTGTCTTCGTATCTTGTGAACGGCCCTTACGTTGATACATTGCTGGCATGTTATAAAACCGCACTTCCGAACCTCATCTCGACACATGACGAAGCCATGTATGGCACCGATCAATGTTGGAAAGTACTAATGAAGCGAGATAGATGGTTTTCTATGTTTCCGACACTAATGCACCAACGAGCCGACTACAGTGATATACGAGAGCGTTTTCAAGACCATCGTATTTATTGGAAAACACCCCTAACTGTGAATATCATGGGTGGGCTTGGAAATCAGCTCTTTCAGCTTGCGGCACTCCTTCACGTTGGGAAGCAGGCCCATCGTCGTTCGTATCTACAGACGCTTGTAAATCCATCGACACATTCGTCCGTGTCGTATTTCGATACCATCTTCAGGGCATTTCGACACCTGCTCTACGACGTGAAACCAAGCGTGCGAATAAATGAACCACGCCTTGCGTATGCAAACTGGAAGGAGCTTCTGCCTGCACTGAACACAGAAATGAGCGGTTACTTTCAAGATTGGCGTTACGTGGACCCGGAGTTCATTCCGTCGCTTTCTTTCCCATCGGGTATGCCCGAGAAGTACCCCAATGTGCGCACTAGTATTTTTCTCCACATACGTGGTGGCGACTATGTCGGAAATGCGTATCATGACATTGGGTTGGATGGTTACTATACCCGAGCCATTGCGCTGTTCCCCGATGCTCACTTTTTCGTGGTGACGAATGACGCCGACTATGCAAAGATGCGCCCGTTCCTGAAAGACATATCTTACACGTTGATAATCGAACCTGAACTGGAGACACTGTATCTCATGAGCCTATGTGCGGGAGGTATCTGTGCAAACTCATCCTTCTCGTGGTGGGGTGCATACCTGAACCCTAACCGAAAAATTGTCATGCCCGACAAGTGGTTCGCAGATCCCGCTCTGGCGACTGAGGGCTACTACTTTCCCGGTGTCATCAAATGTCAAGTGTGAGGACCTTCGGTGGCGGCGGTGGAGGCTGCGTCCCAGCCGCACGATGATGCAGCACTTCGTTCCAGAATTCACGCAGAGCGGGAAGATGGCGGGGTAGCCACGTAACGTCCTTCGGAAGAAACTCCTTCTTCACCGACAGCAGACACCAATAGATGTACTGCGGTTCACGATCTGTCACGCTCGCTTGCCATTCGGGAAGCGGCATGTCTATGGGCTTGTACTCCACAGATTGATCGTCAAAGACCGCAAAGACACTCTTGATACCCGTCGACTTGAGCCATTCAGAGGAGAAGACCTGCTTGAACCTGAATTCAGCATACTCGCATTCATCAATGCCCGTACACTCCATTTGCATCTGCATTTGGTGGACGTAGGCATCCGGAATTCCCTCCGACACGGGTCGGGAGATAGGACACTTGAACTCGATCAGTCGTCCACGACGCCGAACATCCGTGTCTAGGGGGAAGATGATACCGTCCGGAGATGCGCCCAGAAATGTGTGAACCGGGTGTTGGACACAGGATACGTCTACAATGCGACAGTTGGTCTCTGTTTCGTACATGGACTTTGCAATGGGCTCGAACCTCGTTCCCCAGATTAGGGCGGAGATTGGCGGACCGTTCGCAGGTTGCGGGGGTTCCAATTTCCGGATGATCAGCGCTCGTCTCGTTTCCCCGCCTGTAAAGACACCTGACACCTCAGAAGCTGTCACCATCTCACCCCGCTTCGCATGCCATGCAGATGTACGCTGATCGTTCATTCCGTAGATTCGAATGGTTCTACGCACACACCGATCACGCATCCAGGCGTGGCCTAGCGGGCCCTTCATTGCCTTCTCGGTCGCAGTCAATACGCATCGTCGTGCCTGGGTATAGCTAACTGCAGGGGCAAGAAGGGTCAACAACATGATCAGTGGCTTCAGGCGGTTCTTCATGTGAGTATACGGGGGGTCCTTCAGCCATTCGGATACAACAGCCTCCATTGCGTTCAAGTATGTGTCAAACCAGAAAACTCATTTTCAGTGCTGGAACACAGAATCAATATGGAGACGATTCAGAGCAAAGATCAGTGGGTGCTTCACCGCCTCGAGGGGTTCTATGCGAACCCCGAGAACTTCCGCCGCATTGAGGAGATCCTCACGGGTAAGTCGAGGTTAAGCCTGCGGCTGCTGGATTGGTTTGTGACCAACTACTCAAAGAAGTACAATGTATCGTTCATGGCTAAGTCGAACCATCACGTCATTGTGTACTTGGTCTACAAGTCCCACCTCAAGGCGTACAACAAAAAGATGTTTGACCCGTTCTGCAGGTGGAAGCGAATTCAGTTCCGCGGGCTGGATACCACAGTGGGGCAGCTGAACTTCTTTGAGTGGGCCATTCAGGATGAGGTGCTCGACTACCTGGATGCACACTATGACGAGGTTCACGGAGATATGGAGGAGTGTTCGCAGGTGATTCAACCGAAGGACGGTGAGCGCCGCAAGCGTCACGAGCTAAGCCGATCAGCAACCAAGTCCGTGCGGGTTCACGATGTACCCGTTAAAATTACGTTTGATTGAGTCTGCATAGAGAACAATGTTCTCAGTCATTGACCGGTCTGTCATCTACCCGATCGATACAGACATCACAGAACATGACATCAATATTGTATCTGATCTGTGGACGATGGAGGGACGTCAGGTTTATCGGGGGGCACGAGACCCGAACTATACCCATGCAAATGTGTATTGGCTTTACGATCCCGATGACCTCGACCGTGTGGGCGTGTCCGAACACAGACTGGAGAATCCAATTGACGTATCGCTCCTGTGGCACCGAAAGACTCCATTTGGTACCCTCCTTCAAGAGGACAACTGGACGGAGGGTGATACAATATGGGGAGAGTTGAGTGCCAATGCATACGAGCAGTTTCTGGCCGAAGGGTGGACAACACCCACGTCCTTCTTAGAACGCTGCATGCGGAGCACTCTGCGTGTCGTCACGCCTGAAATGCTAATGAACCCAGTGTCCGTCCATTCATGTGAAAAATGTAAGCGCATCTCATTAACCCCGTTTGCGTGTAGCACTGCATCCCCCATGTCCTTCCCCTCAAAGGAAAAGGTGTTTTTTATTGATGATCGAATGGTTGTTTACACCCCCCCGAAGGGTTCCTCTGTTTGGTCCTTACTTGGCTTTACGACACTGCCTGAGCCTTCCGAGCCTTCTTCGGAGCACTCGGTGCCACTGCAGGCTGTGGCGCAGCCGGAGGCGTCTGAGCACGAGGCTTCACCTCCTCATTCGTCTCCTCCTCCTCTGGAAACGAATCAGCCAGAGGCAGGTTCATCGCAGCAGGCTTATCCTCCGGATCATCCTCCGGCTCCTTGATGTCGGCAAACGCCGCCTTTGCACCAACACGGGACGGCGGGAACACCTTGGCGAGAACGACACGCCACGTGACACCGAAGCCCGTGCCCGTGACGTACACACTCGGAGCCAGAACCATGCGACCCTCCATGCGCTTGGCGAACACCTGCTCGAGGTTGTCCTCCGTGAGGGCAATCGCATTGCCCTTCTCATCAACCGCATCCATCCCGACCTGGCCGTCCCAGATCGAGACCTTCATGCGGAGAGACGGCGGATACTTGCCATTCGGAACCCACTCGCCATTGACCTTCTCAACGCTAGGCGTCAGGATAGGCTTCATGGTCTCACGGAGAACAGCCTCGGACTTGGCCTTGCCAAACCACTTGCCAGAGTTCACCATTGAGTGCTGAATGAGCTTCTCCTGGAAGTCCAGACAGAAGTTGTAGAAGGCACCGACATCTGAACCGTCAGCGCTACGATCCTTTGCATAGGAATCGCAGCCCTTGAGCGAGGCCAGTAGACTGTAGCTCTTCTTGCCCTGCTCATCCTCACGAATGAGAATGCCAGTGGGGTAGTAGATGCGAGGAATGCGGACCTGAAGTGCCTGACCATTGTACTTGATCGGAACGGTCTTGCCACCAGCCTTATTCGGGCGGATGTCGCCGATGCTGACGCGGGAGATGTCCAGGTTCTCAGAAGGGATGATTGCAGTGGTGGCCATTTTGAATGTTGTGGTATCTACTGACCTACTGGCGAGTGGATTCGTTTTCCGTGCACGTTTCTAGTTTCCGAGATAAGTAATGGCACAGTGTGCATCCGTAAAGAACAAATCGTCCACCGACAGGTGCATGTACGGAGCACTTCTTGGGTATACTGTGTGCGGTCGCCATGCAAAATGCAAGACGATCCGTTTGTGGGCCGATGTAAACCGGGACAAGATCCTTCGCTTCACGAAAGTTCAGGCATTGTATCGTGGTTGGTGCGTCCGTAGGGTCTTAGCATGGGCCGGACCCGGTGTATTGAAACGATCTGCATGTGTGAACGACGAGGACCTCGTGACATGCGAAACAAAGGATCGACAGCATCCCATGGCATATTTTGGATTCGAAGAGGCTGGGAAAGTGTGGTGGTTCGATTTTAGCACGGCGTGGGAATGGAGTACTCGATCGGTCACACCACTGAACCCGTACACGAACATTCCTATCCAACATTCAGCTCTTGCTCGGTTACGAAAACTGCACCTCTATCGTCGTCGTAAGCGCCTGCCTGTACCGGCGCCATCGAGAGATCTACCTGAGAATGTTCAACGCAGATGGACGGTGGTCGCTCAGATCTTTCGCAGTTACGGATTTGAGGATACACATCCCCAGCAGTTCGCCAATTTGAACCACAACAACATCACTGCAATGTTCGGGTTTCTGATTGATGATATCAAGGCCATGCCGGTTCCCAATCGCCGGCTACTGGCACTGTGTTCAAAAGGCGTACTTGCTGCACACACGTCGAATCTGAGCTATCTTATCAATTCCCTTAATCTGTTGACCATTGCATTGACCGATTCGCAGTCGTACGACTTTGTGTTTCTGCTCTTGTCAGCGTTGTACCGTTGCTAAAATGGATTTATACACCCTACGTGCCAAGGGTGACTGCCACCATGAACATCTTCTTCCTATCCCTCGACCCCACCGAAGCGGCTCGCCTTCACTGCGACAAACACGTCGTGAAGATGATCCTCGAAACTGCACAGCTATTGTATACTGCTCACTGGGTCTACGAGTCACCGGTTCCCGATGGGGCCTACCGCAAGACGCACCCGAATCATCCGTGTGCACGATGGGTTCGTGAATCGCTGGTCAACTACACCTGGCTGTGTCGACTCGGAATGGCACTCTGTGAGGAGTATTCGTTTCGCTACGGCAAGATCCACAAGACTCAAGCACATCTGGAATGGTTAACCGCTCACACGCCCGTCAGCCTGGTCGACGTTGGCTGGACACTGCCTCGACTCGCCATGCCCGATGAATTCAAGGACAATGATCCCGTGATTGCATATCGCAAATACTACATCGGCGCCAAGTTGCGTTTGTTGGCCTACACAAAACGTCTTATGCCCGACTTTCTGGCACAAGTGGTTTACATGACCGCCGGAGGTAAGAGTATATCAGTGCGTTAGAAATGTCCTCTTCTTCTGCCTCCGTTAAGGCAAACAAGATGCCCGCTAAGAAGTCCGATGTCAAGTCCGTCGCCGCCACCCCCGCCCCCGTCGCCGCCGCTGCGCCGGCCGCCCCTGTCAAGGCCGTCAAGGCCAAGGTCGTCAAGGCTGAGAAGCCCGCCGCCCCCTCCAAGACCGTCCTGACCGTGCCGACGGTTGAGGCACCGGTTGTCGCCGCCGAGGCCGCTGAGAGCTCGGATGTGATCCTTGCCAGCCTGGCTGAGAAGCTCAAGGCGCTCAGCACGGAGCTGACGACCCGTGTCCGTGAGGCGACCAAGAGCGTGGCCGATGCGATCAAGGCGACCAAGCGTGAGGCTCGTGAGATCAAGAAGAAGAAGAAGAAGAACCCGGCGGACATGACGCCTGAGGAGCGCAAGACGTGGGAGGCTCGCCGTGCCAACAATGCTTTTCTTGTTCAGCGCCCGCTGACGGATGAGCTGTGCCACTTCATGGGCCTCAAGTCGGGCGAGAAGCGTTCGCAGACGGAGGTGACCAAGTTCATCTCGACGTACGTCAAGGAGCACTCGTGCTTCGACCCGACGTTCAAGCGTCGCATCGTGCCGAACTCGGTCCTGGCCAAGCTTCTCCGTGTGTCGGACAAGGATGAGGTGACATACCTGAACCTCCAGTCGTTCCTGAAGGTCCACTTCATCAAGACCGCCCCGAAGGCGTAAAGAGGAGTCTTTCCGACGACGTACGTGGTGTTTTTTTGTGCGTCAAAGATAAATGGATCCCGAGCGCGAGAAGCAGCTGACGGAGTACACGGATGAGCTCAGGGAACTCAATAGAAAGGCGCTTGAGGACTTTGATAATGCTCGCGATAAGTATAACGACGCTATGTTGAAGCACGAGCAGGGCGTTGGACCTAAGCCCAAGGGCAAGGCGCCCGAGTACAAAGAACCCAAAGTACGCAACGTCCGGAAACGATTTCCCCGTCTGAAGCACGTCGGTGGTCGCACCCGTCGCCACCGCAAGTCCCGCTACACTCGTCGCCGCTGAAGCCGTTAAACGCTCGTGGTAATCAGTTCATGCGGCATCTCCATGTACAAGACCGTGCTGAAAAAGGGCGACAACCGCTCATCCAGCACCAGTGCCCGTTGCTTGTCATTGTCTGTCAGGGTCTTTGTCAGTCGACGTAAAATCTGAGTGCGGTCGACTGAGGAGTCAACCTTGATTTTACACACACTTCCCTTCCACCCACACAAGGATGACGTATTACACGCGTCCTTTTGTTGGAACTGTCCACACGGTGTTCGCACCTTATTCACAAAGGCACGCGGGCCTTGTGTCGCATCCCAGTGAGCCTCCTTCTTGAGCCACGCGGTGAGTTGTTTGAAGAGATTGGGTCCACGCGTGGCAATCCCTTCACGGAGGTCGGAATATTCCGTTGTCTGAATGTCCTTGGATAGCGAGAACATGAGAAACTCAAACACTTCTCCCTGATACGAGATGGAGTCCGCTTGAAGGGCATCCTCCGCATTCAGATTGCCTTCGACGAGGTCCTTCTCGGGGTTTCGGGCCATGGTGGCCAAGACCTCCTTCGCAGACCCCACATCCCCCGCTTCCGCGTGGAAAGGGGCACGGAACTCAGACGCCAAGAGCGACTCGACAAGCCGACCCTCGACATCGCGTAAGTCTTCTACCCATTTGAATCCCTTGTGCGTCGTTCCATCTAGGAAGGTGCGTAACGCGGCACGTGTTGGGAGTTCTTCGGGCCGGATATCCGCATACCCAGACCGAGCATGAACTCCAGGCATCTCTTCGTACGGCGACGGCTGCACTGGCAAGACCACAACTGTCGGCACAAACACCGCCTGAACACGATTGAATGGGTCCAGCACAACTTGGAAATCGTGTCCCTTGCTACGCAGCTCTTGTAACGCATCAGCCAGGCGGGGACGGTCAGACACACACGCACGCGAGTGGAGAGACGTGATGGCAACCAGGGCCGGCTTCGGGAACTTCGGGTCCCGGATATTGACCGTGTACGCATACTTCGCAAACCCCTTGGCCTTGTCAGTTCCGCGAGAGACGTGGGCGAGAATGTCATCATCAATCAACACAATCGTGCGTTCGCGGGGGCTGACAGTCTCGGACCAGAATCCACACATCACCGAGGACGTGGCGGTGTTGACGCGAATCACCGCACACCGAAGCACAGATGTTACATACTCCAGCTCATCAAGAATGGTCAGACGGCCCTCCTTGTACGCAATCTGAATTCCAGACACAATGCGGTCCACCTGAGTTTCTCCTTCACCCATGTCTGTCCACGTCCGTGCGAAGGAGCAGAGCATGACGCTCTTGGGTGCGTCCTTTGGCTCAGGGACAAGTGTGGCATCCTTGAGGAAGAGTGGAAGTGTCTTGGACGGACGACCGAGTCCCACGCGGAAGAAATCAGCCTTTCCGGTATCCAGACGGCTCTTCTTGATGGACTTGTCGTATCCGAGCGGGATGCGAAGAGAGGCCGCCAGTCCCTCGTTCAGGTATCCCATTCGCATCGCGGGGGTCTTGGCTGAACTCAGAACATACGAGTCATCGCTCTTTTCGGATTTGGGGACGAGCAGCTCTTTGAATGGGTGTTCGACCTTGTAACAGCAGGGAATCTGCTTGTCCTTGATGGTGCCAATGTAATTCGGAAACACCGAGGCCTGGTCCCGCTTAATCACGGAGAACTCCACCACATCCTCATCCTTTCCAGAGCGGACCTTGCCCCTACAAATGGGACACGCATTCTCAGCCAGCTGGTCTTCGCGGAGAGGAAGCTGATCCGTCATGCACCAATACTGGGGGCATGTGGCGATACCCTCCTTACCATCGGCCGTTGTCAGCGGCAGGAGGTGGACATTGTAGTCGTCGATACCTTCCTTTTCCTTGTTTGCCTCCTTGACCTTGGTCTGTTTCGCAGTTTCGGGGTAGTTGCGAGGATTGTACTCGGGCGGGAGTTTGGCTTCATCATCCGCAGTGAGGACGACAACCTGCTTGTTCTTGTCGCAGCTCTTGGGGTACACGGCACTGTCAAACGTGGTTGAATCAAACGCTTGGAGACGCTTGTTGAAGTAATTGTATGTCGACACTGCCTTCTCGGCGACACGCACGCGTTTCTTCCCCGGTTCAGGAGCGGCCGCAGCGGGTTCGGGGGCAGCGGCTTCGGGGGCGGGCTCACCTAACCCGAGTTCGGCAAGGAGGTCGTCGTCCACGGCAAAGTCACCCTGCTTAACCGCAACCTGTTGGGGAACTGCGGCGGCGGCCTCCACGGCCTCGACGCGACGAGGACAGGCTGCATTGACATCCGCATCGTCGGATGTGAGAACATGACGAAGAATACTCGCATACTTGATGGCACGCTCAACCGTTGTGACTGCGGAGAGAATCACTTCCTTGTTCGAGAAGCGAAGGGTGGGAAATCCCTTTAACACGCGGTCCAAATCCAGGTCATCTCCGAGATTGACAAACTTTGTGAAGAGTGCCTCTGCGTCATCTGGAGTCATGCCAATCTCCGTTAACGTGGCCACGCTCGGTTGTTCTGCGTCTTGGAGTGCTTGAAAGGCCTGGACCTCGAGAGGTGTAAAATTCTCAGCCAGACGGTCGGCACGCATAAGGCGAAAGACTCCATCCTGATAACTGAAGAGCGACTGAAGACATGAGAACCGACGCAAATCAAATTCGGAAATGTCCTTGGTGTACGTTCCCAGCAGACTGAGGTCCTGAAGCTCCCAGCGAGTACTGGCCATGTCATTGGCCTCGATGAACGGAGTAATCGCATCCATCGACTTCAGCCAGTCGTATACTCCAAGACGAATCTCATCCAGGTCTCCCTTCGCATCCTTTCCACGAACAATGGTGCATTGGATATCACGCGACGTAATGGCGATACGGTCAAACGAGGTGCGAGATGTTCCGCGGTACAGCAGAATCGTCGGGAGACGACGCTGGGGCAGAGTCGTCGACGTCCACGCCTTCCACATGGCCACGTCCACCGACGGAACCTTGTTCTTCGGGTCCTTCACATAAAACTTGTGGCGTATCTTCTCCTGTTTGGAGGTGAAGAAGCCAACATACGGCGTCTTGGGAGACAGCGTCAGTCCATAGAACATTTGCTCAAACTGGGCACGGGGTGCGGGAAGGGACGTCTCGACGAGGGGAATATACCACTTGGCCCGGAGAATCGACGTGTGCTTCGGCTCGGGCGTGGACAAGGCCAGAAGTTTCGTAAGTTGGTCCGCATTGGTTCGGAGCGAACGAACGGCAGAGTCCGTTAACCGGTTGGGTGTGTCTTCGCGAAAGAGGGGAAAGTAGACACGCTTCACGGCCGGAGATGTATCCGCTCCAATCTCAGTGGCCCGAAACGACACAACGTCTGTGTACAGTGTCTCAAAGAGCAACTGGAGGTTACCAATGGGAATGCGGGTCGAGGCTAATCCAGGCAACTCCTTTGCCGGCAGCGGGAGGACGATGGAGCGGTCGCCGGTCACACCAAACACACGCCACTCCGAGAATCCCGCACCCGGTGAGCTCAGTTCCGAGAGTGCATCCGGGTAGCTGTTCCAGTCTTCGCGTGACCACGGTCCTTCCTTGACTCGCGTTCCCGGACGATGCTGCTCCAAATATGCCTTGAACAATCCAGTGTCGATACGCACTCCATCCACCGACATGCGAAGGAACAAGGCGTCCCAGTGACGAGGGTCCTCGTAATAGTCCTCGGGGAGATGGACATTCACCTCAAGGAAAAGGCGGTCGGGGTGAGAGTTGACAGCAACTGCGATATGTTGCCTTATAGTTTCCAGGGTATCGTCCTCAAAGAACGTTACACTCGAACCTGTTCCTGCGACGGGGACGGTCTTCGACATTATAAATGGGTTAGGTTTTCTGGTAGCGAGCTTACAGTGGTGAGTCCGTAATCGTCATGCCACAATACGGCGTCGGCTGATGCGAATAGTTCACTGGTGTGTAGATACCGGCCTTTACGGCATCGTGGAGGATTCGCTTGAAGTTTCCCCAGAATTCAGGTGTGTGTCCGATCGTCTCTGTCATCAAGTGTGCCATCTCGTGGAGCATCACAAACATGATGGTGTTGATATCAATTAACGGATACTGAGGAGGCTTGGTCTTGTCGCGTAAACACACCACGATTCGCTGTCCCTTGTTCTCTGAATACGATGTGTCTGCGGAACTCATCGTGTTCTCGGAAAACACATCAGGCTGATAGCGAGCCACGAACCGAGCCACAGGTGGATCATTCATCATGGCGGGCTCAGCCGAGTATTCATCTCGCAGTTTGGTCAGGTTTGCCCGAATCTTGGACATGAGCTTCACGGCCTCTTCCTTGTTAGGTAAGTTCTGCATATCGTATTCGTGACCATCCGGTCCTGTCATGCGAACTGAGTTTCCCGTGCCGATGAACTGTGAGACGACTGCGACCCCGACAACCGCGGCGGCTACGGACAACATTGTCTAGTACTGCGAGTTTAACCCTGGAGTCCGTCCAAGGCCCGGTTGGCACGGAAAGGGTCGGGGTCAATCGTCGTCTGGAGGAAGGGGCCGATCTTGGCCTGGGGGTTCGGCGTCTCCGAGCGGATGTCGTACGTCGGGTTCCGGTTGGTCTGGGCAATGCCGATGATGTTGACATTGGCGTGGTAACCGGCCTGCAGGAAGTTCTGGCCATCAAGGTCCTTGCTGCCAACCGGGTTCACCGCGGCCCACGAGGCACCAATCTCGCCCTTGGGGAGTAGCTCACCCGACGAGAGGACGTTCTGGGTGTACGTCTGCTGCGACGACGGCGTGCGGCCCTGCATATCGTCAACCGCCACGGCGTTGCCCCCGACGACCGAGGTCGCGACCGACATGGGACCCTGGTCCGACTGCGGAGGCATGGGACCCGTGCCGCCATGCTCTTCAACCCAGAGCTTCTCGCCAACGGCACCCTTACCGCCCGAGTACGATGAAAAGAGAGAATAGACAACAACGAAGCCAACAAGCACAACTCCGAGGCGAAGAACTTTTCCAGATGAGAGCTTCATACTTTATTCATCTCGTCAGACAAATTTCCGGAATCCGAAGGAAACAGAAGACCGACCAACTGCTCGCGACGGAGGCTCCAGAATCCACGCACACCCTTTCGCTTTGCCTCCTCGCGGAGCTGGGCAATGGTCATCTTCTCGATGATGAATGACTTCGGGAGTTCGGGGAGTGCGAGGAGCTGAATGAGTTGGACACGCTTGAGAATGTAGTACTGCTTGATACGACGCTGCTTAGCGAGCTGCTTGAGCTCGACGAGAGACATAGAATCCATGATGCCCCTCTCTCACCTGGCCTCGCCGGAATCCGTTTTTTTCCGGACAACAAGTAATGCTTCGTACACCGGTCGTTGTTGCCTTTTTCCTTGCTGCGGCCCTTGTGGGCATGATGCTTCGCTATACCGATATGAGCGGTGGAGTCGAGACCTTCACGCTTCCGACTGACAGCCCCGCCCCGCTCGACACGGTTGCGTCGCCTCTCAGTGGCACCGGCACTCTCATGGGTAGCGAGGCCAAGCCCGTACCCGCTCTGCCCTACGATGTTGCCGATGACAATGCCCTCGGACAGTTCATGAACAACAAGGTCGGACCCGACTGCTGCCCCTCGCCCTTCTCCTCGGATGTAGGGTGCATCTGCCTGACAGAGTCGGACAGGAAGGGATTCGCGTCCCGCTTTGGAAATAAGAGTTCTATGTAAGAATAATGGAACATCTTCGTGCCTTCATCAAGTGTCTGAAAGATAAGCATCCTGACATCAATTTTCCGCGTGCGTCTGACGAAGTGTACACTCGTCTGACAGACGTGATGACTCCTCACGCAATGAAGATCATGCACCGCGACGCCTCGCTCTTTCTCGGTGCCGATGCTCCCCAGCCGTTTGAGGGTGTGGACATTCGCACAGTGTGGGTCGAATCCGAGGAGACCTGGAAGGCTCTTCATCTAACCCTGCTCTTCTCGTTCCTCCGTGGCGACCCGAAGGAGAAGGTATCGCAGGTACTGGAAGCGATGAAGCACGTACTGCCGACCACTCACCGCGATACCGATGAGATTCTCAAGACTCTCGAAGCAGAGGAGACCAGCTCAGCCATGACGGAGATCTTCGAGCTGCTGATGAAGACGCGTCTTGCGTCCATCGTCGGCGACATTGCGGCGTCGATCAAGCTGGACGACATTGGCATTGATTTTGAGCGTCCGGAGGAGATTCTGGAGGCTCTCCAGCATCCCGAGCGTAGTCATGCGGTTCGTCAGGTCATGGAGCAGGTCAAGACCATGCTCGAGGAGCGTATCAAGGCGGGTAAGATTAATCAGCAGGAGCTTATTCGCGAGATTGAAACCCTCAAGGCCAAGTTCCAGTCGAGTTTCGGCAAGTACATGAACGAGATGGTGGGCGTGGCCCGCGATGGACCGGCTACAGGCAACACGGCCCAGCAAATCATGTCCAACTCTCCTGAGGCTCGCCGTGCTCGCATGCAAGCTCGTCTCCAGCGTAAACTCCACGAAAAAGGTCGCAAGTGAAGATAAGAGAGTAGTACCATGGCATTTTGGTTTTCCGATCCGAGTATACTATTCCGTTCCGACACGTGGTTCGCATTCGTGCCAACCGCGGGTATGAGTGTGGACGAGGCATTGAATTCAGTGGTTCGCTTTACAGTGTACCTCAGTCTCCTCCTGTTTACGTGCTCGATGGAGGTGAAGTACTTTGTCTATGTTCCGGTTGTGATGGGAATCACCGTCGCACTCCACCAATTATATCCGAACACCAAGCGAATGACGGAGCCGTTTCGTATGGGAACGGCAGTGAGTTCCTTCGCGGGGGACGGAGTGACCATGCCGACTCAGGACAATCCGTTCATGAACCCCACTCTGATTGATATCAATGAGAATCCGAAGCGTAAGCCGGCGGCTGACCCGACGGACCGGACGGTGCGTGACCAGGTGAACAAGCAGTTCGCCCAGACCTCGAACATGTACATGGACACGACCGATATCTTCCAGACCATGACGGCCCAGCGTAACTTCTACACGGTGCCCGAGGATGACCACGCGGGCCTGCTTCAGTTCCTGGGCAAGGGTGCGGCTTCGGGCAAGCTCCTGAATGAGGGATATGTGGTGACAAAGGGCTCAATGCCGCGAACGCCGGCGGCGAGTGTGGCGACTCAACCGACGGGAACTACGCCGGGTGTTCCGATTGACCAGTCCGAGCTTCCGGGCGATCTCACTCGCTGAGGCCTGCTGACCAGATAAAACACGCTCACGACCCTTGGCCGGCTTGTACTTCATGGTTGGAAACCCAGAGACATGCTCATCGTAAGGAACATTCGCTGACTCAATTTCCTCCACTGGAATGTGGCTGTACTTCTTTTTCATCTCATCCCACATCGGCTTGTTCGCTACACAATGCGAGCAACCGTCCATGTAGAAGAGAACGAGGAGGGGCCTACGCTTGAGGTTGGCACCGCCGTCATAGAAGTCGGCATCCCGAATAGGCCGCGGGTTGTTGTCGAAAACACCCATCTATTTATATCACCCACTAGAAAATGGCGTGCCTCGATGAGCTGAACCAAGAGCCGGACAAGACATGGGTAGGTATTTCACGCACAGGTGAGATGCGAAAGTTCGAGACACTGGGTCAGTTTCAGCAGTACCAGGAAGCACTGGGATGTCGCCCCATTCGTCCGTCTCCGTATGTCAAGTCTAACGCAGGACAGAATACAACGCCCACAGGTTTCCTTGAGTTCAAGCCCCGCGATGAGGCGACACAGGCCCGGTTCGATGCGACCTCTGACCAATGGGAAGGCGTGAATGCCTCGGATGCCGCCGTGAAGCAAGGACTCTTTGTCGAGGACTCTGCGGAACCTGCGAATCTTCGTGAGAAGAAAGCGAAACCCATGATGACTCCGCCCCCCACGCCCACACCTGCCCCGACAAACGATGTTTGCTCAATACAATGAAGTGGGCATTGCTCGCACTTATTGTCGGGCTTCTCCTTGCGGCCATGGTCGCACAGTCGACGGAGTACTTCACGGACCCCGAGTTCACATCGGGAGGCAAAGCGGGTGTCGCATCCGGTGTCCAGCGACCATGTGAGTGCACCGGTGCCACATGTTCGGACGCTGCTGGCGGGTGTCGTCAAACGACATCAATCGCATGGGCGAGCAAGATAGAGTCGTTGGCACCCATCGGATATAAATCGGCCGATTACCTCGCTGTTCTTCAAGCCTTCTATGATAACGTATATTCGCCGGCCACGACCAAGCCAACTGAAGCTCAGGTGGATACGTTCTTGGCCTCTTCGGCAGGCACGGTTGCCGGTGTTGATCGGGCATCTGTCAAGGCAATCATCATAGATGGATTCCATATCGATCGAACAGGAACCGCGGCGGGCCGCGAAGAGAAATCGCAGATGTTCAAGCCATCTGATGCGAACCTGGCACCTGATATGGGTCGCGACGAACTCCGGACGCGAACCGAAGGCGGATACTCGGGAGTCAACCCCACCTCGTCTACGCGATTCTCTGAGGGAGACTATGGACCCGTGAAGCAGTCCATGCCGAACAAGCCGGGTCAATGGGACGATGGGTCCATGATGTGGAAAGGACCACGTCCCGCATCTGTTTGCCCCTGTGCCGAAAACATCATGTGAGTTAGGGATAATGGGGAAGTGGATTCTATTCGGACTGCTAGCGGTGCTGGTATGGATTCTGTTTACGCAGCGTGAAGGATTCCAGGACACCAATGGTATCAAGGGTATCTATACTCTCGATGGCAGTGGCTCCGATATGTTCACAGGGTCATCGGCCGAACAAGTGATTCGACTCATGCCGGCAACACTGATTAAGGCACTCAAAGATGCGAAGCCAAAACACAAGTGTCCCAACCCGCCGGCAAATGACCCACTGAAAGAGTGTGCGGCAGACGAGACGACTGGATCGGGTGCGATGGTGCTACTAGGTGGCGATATCAATAACATCATGGTCGCATTTTACATGACCGTCTATCAACCGTCCAACGCCACTGACGGCATCAAGACGTCAGATGTTGACACGTTTCTGAAGACATATCCCATGACTCCGTTTCTGACTGCGAATAAGGAGGATGTGAAAGCACTGCTTGTGGCATATTTCGTAACACAGACTCACGGTGCTGCGAACACAATGTCTGCCGCACAGACCGCATCGGCCGGTGCCGCGGCTGCTCGTGGATACAATGCGTATGATATTCAAGACACACTTCGAGGTTCGCTTCCCGGGGCCGTCAATGAGCGGGGTGTTGCGGGTGAGCCTGCGGGCGAACGTCCTATGACCGGCCCTGTCTTCGGAGACAATGGTCCCTTCTCAGGACAGGCGGGAACGGGACAGGGGACAGGTATGAATGCCGCTGCGACGTTAACAGGCAGCACATACGCTCACCCTCCGCCGACCGAGGCTCGGCTAGACCCGTATGACATGTGGCCAGGGACAAGGGGCACGACACAACCTGTTCTCACTGGAACAAACATGGATGTGCGGGGACCCACGTGGGGTGGACGAGCTTCTGGTGGCGGATCCTCGTCGGCGGTAGCAATGACGGCTCAATTATACGGTCCTACGGCTGGTGATACATCAACTGGACTTGGATCGGGTCATTCCCAGTTGAACAGCGTAGATACGAGCATGCTCCCCGACTACAAGACGACGGGGTCCGACTCTTCGAATCAATATATGGGTACATCGCGTGTTCCCGGCGACCAGGATCTATTTCCACCATCATACGCACAATCGTCCAGTTATTCACTCGCAAATGGTTCTCAGAAAACGGACCCCGTTCCATTCTTGACAGATTTCTCTGTATTCCAGTCATAATATGGCGTCCTTCGGTCTTCGCAATCAGCGTGGCTCGTGCTGGGTCAATGCAACACTTCAAGCCGTATTTCGAATTCCCGACGTCCAGACACGCTACATTGCAGAAGCGGCTCTGGATACGTCTCCCGTCGATAAGGCACTTCAAGAGATTTGGGCAAGCAAGGGCGACGAAGGTCTCAAGTCCTTCTACGAATGCGTAAAGACAGTCGTCATGCCGGCGGGGGAAGGTATTGGTGATTCGCACGAGCTGCTTGAGTTCCTCTGTGACAAGCTGCCGTTCCTCGACAAGCTCTGTCGCTTCAAGATTGGAAACGCAATCAAGTGTACTTCGTGCCCGTACACGGATACGCGAAGCGATTCCCTGATTGAGTTCTCAGTTACACCCACACGACGTAAGCAGAGCCTGACGGATTGCGTACTGGAGGCCGTGACGCCGGTCAAGATTCCGGACTGGACATGCGAGAAATGTAAGAACAAGGGCTGCACCAAGCAGTTATTGATGGCATCGTTTCCGCAGATCTTCACCTTCCACGCAACGTCAATGAATACGTCTGTCTCGTACTCAACCATCCTGGTTCTGAATGGCTATCGGTACGCCCTATTCGCAGTCGTCTGCTTCAATGGCGGACATTGGTGGACGTATGGCCGCGACATGCCACCTGGCAAGCCGTGGGTGGAATACGACGATTCGAATCTCCGCAACCATGGCCCCGAACACTTCCCCTTGACCGATCATATGCGTCTGCTATTCTATTATCGCCTCAAGGAATAAGCAAGAGGATGTCTGACACATCAACCAATGACCCCGCAGCGGCGACCACGAGTAGTGGTTATGTAATTCCCGCTGTTCTCGCAGCGGGTCTCGTCTTAACCTTTTTTGTTCTTCTGTCCACCGGGTCGATTCTCGCAGTTGGCGTGTTGTGGGTTGTCTTTGCAATGATCGGGTTCCTTCTGAATGTATATGGATTTATCACAGCGGACGTTCTGTCTCCACTGCTGGCGACCCCGTCTCCTCAACCAGTTGGATCGGCTACATCCTCGCTGACAAATGTCAACCTTGTGGGCAGCGAGGTGTTTCACATTTCCGACAATAGCTTTACGTATGATGACGCACCGGCTGTGTGTGCGGCATACGACTCCCAGCTTGCGAGTCTCGAGCAGATTATTGATGCGTACAATCACGGTGCCGAGTGGTGTGGCTACGGATGGTCGGCGGGTGGAATGGCGTTATACCCCACGCAAAAGAGCACCTGGGATGCTCTCCAGCAGGAGGTTGACCAAGGAAAGAAGACGGCGTGTGGACGTCCGGGTGTGAATGGTGGATACTTTGACCCGACCTCCAAGTTCGGTGTGAACTGCTACGGAATCAAGCCGCAGGGCAATGTCAAGCTTCCGAGGCCTCTGCCTGGAACCGACCAGTCGGCATTTAACTCCGCGGTGGCCAAGTTCAAGTCGATGATCAAGTCCTTCAATCTCGACCCGTATTCTCGATCGACCTGGTCGGGGTCGGGAACCGCACCTGCGAGTGGAGCTCTGTCGGCTGGCAAGCAATTCATTCAGGGCGTAACCACGGAGCATTTTACCACAGGCGGTATCCCCGATATGGAGGTGATGCCTGGCCAGACCATTGCGAATGTTGGTCTGCCCCTCGGGTCTCCGTATGGACTTCGCGGCGAGCAAGGTGATCTGGGTCCGGCTGGACCGATGGGACCGGCTGGAGCTGCGAGTACCGTGCCTGGACCAGGTGGACCGACTGGACCGGCTGGACAGAATGGGTCTCCGGGAGCTGCGAGTACGGTTGCTGGACCTGCTGGACCCAAGGGTGATACAGGCGCCCTCGACGCCGCCGGCAGCTCACGTATTGACCAGATTGCCTCTGCGGCTGCGGTTGCGAACTCGACTGCCAATGCGGCCAAGACTGCAGCAAGCACGGCTGTGCAGCCGACTGCCCTTGACGCGGTGAAAACGACTGCGACGAATGCTGAGTCTGCGGCTGCTGCGGCACAGACTGCGGCAACTGCGGCACAGACTGCGGCTGCCGCACCCCGTCCGGCTGGACCGGTGCACCTTGGAAGTCGCTGGGTTATCGAAGAGGAGGCTGAGAACCGGGCTCTCGTCTTCCGTGATACATTGGCACCCGACAAGCGGTATGCGATGTGGGCGAACACAAGCCGGGATCTGTAAGTTTACCCGAATGGCGGGAACGCATACTTGCCAAACAGACGGAACAGACGAGGCGGGTCGCCGACACCGCGGTCGTACGACAAGGCACCGCCCTTGTAGCACAGATAGGGCATGCCCTTCACACGCTCCGGGTACTCTGGAGGACATTCATTATAACACAATCCAGCAACCTCGGATGTGTGTTTGCCCGACCCAATGAACGCAAGGTCAGCCTCTGTCGCCGTTCCCTTTTGCTTCTTGTCCTCGGCAGCTACATATTTCCAATAGGCTCCCGCATAGTCTTCCCCGAAATCAGAAGAACCTGGGCATTTCGGCTGTTTCGCCTCGACCTGACCGCCGTGACAACCTCCGCCCGTCCAGGGGAAATGGCTGGTATCAATGGGGTCGCAACGAATCGGATTCCGGCACAGAAGTCCATCATCACTCCAGTCTGGAGGACACAGCGAAGGAACTTGCCGCTGATAGGACGGGGGCTGGGCACCCGGATGGACGTATCCAGGAATGACTCCCGATCCAACATTCACACTATCCGCATAACAACTCGTCATGGACCCGTGATATCCGGGGTCGCAGTTGTTGTAGCATAACCCTGCTTCCAGTGAGGTCTTCTGGCCAGTGCAGGTGTTCGGGGTGGTATTCATAACCTCGACTCCAAAGATCTTGACTGGACTGATGTACCACGCAATAACCAGGAAGATGCCGAACAGCACAAAAATGATTATGAGGATATTCAATGGACTCCATGCACCCGGATAGGGGTATGTCTTCTCACCGTAGACGACGATGGCATATGTGATTCCAAGAATCCACGCCATTATCCACACAAAGGAGAACCCGGGCCATAACCACTGCAACAGGGGGTCCCAGATCTCTTTGGGGAACAAGAATGTCAATGCGTCGCTGATGTTCGGAATGCTCTGGTTTGTCCAGGCCATTGTCACCGCAGCGACAGCCGCAACTGCCAGCGATGGCACTATGAACTCTGCCATCCAATTGTTTCTAAGACAGAAAACAATGGACACCACACAGCCCTTACTTACGAAGTTCACAAAGGCATCGACGCAACAACAAGTGACGGTGCCTCCGACGGCGGGGCAGGAACTGAACCGCTTTGTGTGGCTGTTGTTCCGTCCCCAGGCCCATGCGATGAAACCATTTGAAGCCGACCAGTCCGCACGACAGGAGAAGTACAGACACACGAAATAAACTCCGCTCAGATACGTAAATGGACGTTGTTCTCCTCATGGGTCTCGCAGCACTTGGCTACGCGATGGCCGTTCCCAAACGGCGACGTGACGCCCCCGCATCCGAGGCCATTGTGGGCAAGGAACTCTATACACCGCTCGAAGAGATGGAACTGACCATCATTCAGGCGGCGACGGGCCACAATAACATGATTCCCTTTTTCGGTGCGAACCGGACGCAGACAACCTTTTCGGATGGTCACGAGAGTCTGCTTGACAAGTACACGGGCATGGGTGCGAACACATTCTTTCGCAAGGAAGAGGCGGGTGCGTTCTTCAAGCCAGAGGCGGGGCGTGGTAACCCGTGGAAGGCACAATCTGAGACGGATTTCGAGCAGTCACGCCAGGTGACGAGCATGTCGATGAAGAATGTGGCTCCGATTGACCGTGTTCAGGTGGGTCCGGGTATCAATGACGGCTACACGAACCTGCCGTCCGGTGGTCTGAACCAGGGTATCGAGTCTCGCGAGTACCAGCTCCCCAAGACCACGGATGAGATTCGTGTGGCCACCAAGCCCAAGCTCACGTACCACGCCGACCCGGTGCCGGGTGGTCGCAATGTCAAGGAGATGGGTCTCCAGGCCCCGGTCAAGAAGAACAAGCCCGACCGCTTCCAGGTCTTACAGGCGGAGGATGGTTCGCTTCCTCACTTGAACACCACAACGGGTCAGCAGATGGCTGCGTCGATTTACCCCGAGTTCATCATGAAGAGCCAGAACCGTCCCGAGACGGCGGCTCAGTTCATGGGTGGTGTGGGCAAGAGCACGGGTGGATACGAGTCGTACATTCGCTCCTTCACCGAGCCGTATCAGCAGTTCATGAAGCTAACCACCGAGGGTCGTGCGGCTCCGGGTGGACCGGTTGGCGGCATGGGTGTCAGCTCCGGACCCGAGGCCTACACCATCCAGACACACCGCGATGAGTCGACGCACGTGAACTACCGTGGCTTCGAGACGCCCCTTGTTGGCCGTGGTGGTCAGGCCCCGCAGGCGTCGCTTCAGGGCTCTGTCAAGTATGACGAGCCGGTGGGCCAGAGTGTCCAGATCGACCGCGTCACAGTTCCTGGTCTGCTTGATGCGTACAAGACGAACCCGTATACACAGAGTCTGCAGTCTTCTGCGTAATGGACTCGTCTCTTCTTCGATACACTGCGACACAGGACATTTGCTTGTTTGAGTCGACTCGCCGCGAGATGCACGATGTTGTTCGGTCCGTGGCTGTCCACCCCGACAGGATTCGCGTGTGCTCGTGCGTGGCCGACCACTGGATTCGGTCTGCCTTGTCGTTTCTTCACGTTGTTTGGATTCCCTCGTTTGAGCAATGCAAGCAATTGAAGACGCCCTCCTTGCCCGCCGTTCCGAGATTGTTCAGTCAACCTCCCTCATCTTCAGCACAATAGTCTTAGTCGTTGTCTTGGGTGGGTTCGGGTGGTTTCTCTCGGTTCAATATGAACTGAACGCACAGAAACCGGAGGAGAAACGCATTCCCTTTACGCCCACTGTCTGGTATTCTGCGACGCGAAAGGTTCGCAATGAAGAGTATGGAAGCCAACTCCAACCTTTTGAAATTGAAACTCGATATGGTGTACCGCGACCTGACGATGGAAGTGGCCCAACAGAAGTTCACGGAGTTGACTACGGCCCCGCCACCGAAGCCTGAGGCTGCTCCGCCTCCAGCTCCAGCACCTAAAGTGAAACGCAAGAAGTTAGTGAAAGCTGTTCCTGATACTAAGTAAGAGGGGATGTCCATAACTGTGGTCCCACCGCTGGCGACAAATACAATCTTCTACAAATACGAACCCTTCGTGTATACCTTCACGGGCGGCTCGAATTTCGCAGTGTCAGGCACACTGACCACGTACTGTGTGGTCAATACGTCTAACGTTGTCTTTTCTACCTCAAATGGATTTCAATCAACCGGGTCTCCGTTGGGTGAGACGCTTGCCGTGACAAGTAGCCTTGGAACCGTTCCATACACACTTTTCATCAACGCAGGCCGTTTCCAAATTTCCCCGGCAACTACATCGCTCGTCCTTTACCGTAGCGAGCCTGTGAGCTATACGTTCACGTCAGCCGTGCCGCTGACGACGCCCAATGGAGCCTACTCAACTCCAACCCTACCGCCAGGGTTGACCTTTACGAGCAGCAATGCGTCTGTGTGGATATTGTCGGGAACGCCAACCACAACGGCGTCGAGCAGCAACTACTTGTTCCTCGGTTCGAACTACACAAACGGTAACATTGTCTCCACATCGCTACCAATCCAAGTGGTTGGAGAGCGTCTTGTCATGAGTTCTGGGCCAGCGACCGCAACCGCACTGACTGTAGGAACGCCGATCACACCTATTCCATTTACGATTCTGAACTACCCACTCACTGCGAGCAAAGCGTCCTTCATGGGATCGAATCTTCCGCCTGGACTGGTCGTCTCTAATCTTTCGAGCAACCTACCAGGTGCGAATGCAGTGATTAGTGGGACACCCACGAGCAATACGGCATCAACTGTGACATCCACCGTGACGGCAACTGCCAGTTTGCTGACAACATCTTCAACAGTTTCGTTCACGTATTCGACTGTCGTTGTCTTCACCGCACCTGTGCTTTCGACTAAGACGTTCTATCTCGGTGTGCCCGCATCCCTTCAGGTAACTGCGATAACCCTGTTTCCATCGAACTTGCCTATCGGGTTGTACACTGCAGACGTTCTCCCAGCTGGATTGAGTATCTCGACCACCGGGCTTATTTCGGGGACGCCAACGGCACTTGTAACATCCAGTGCGACCGTAGTTACGGCAACTACATTGAGTGGATTATCAGGGTCGAACACTCTGAGTCTGACAGTTGTGTCGAACGTGCTCTCCGCCACATCCAACGTCCCTTCTCGGAACTTCACGATTGGGCTTAAAATTCAGCCGATTACAATCACCTTTACGTCATTGGCGGGGGCACCGAGTACGATGACATCCAACGTTCCACCCGGTATTGTTGTTAGCTCAAATTCAACCTCGACCGTCTTTACGCTGTCCGGAGTTCCCGCAACGCTCGCGACAAATGCAGTCATGTCGGTGACTGCGAATACATTGGGTGCGTTGCCTCTCACAGTGAATATCACGTACTCCACCAGCAATGACACGTTCATTTTTTCGTCTGTGCCTTCTTCTCCCTTTACGTTCCGTCAGAACGTTGCGATTACTCCCGTTCAGTTCTCGGCCGTGGCCTCGAATCAGAGTGCACCAATCGTGTACTTCACGAATACGAATGCGATTCCGAACGGACTGTACGTCACACCTGGAGGAACCTTGCAGGGGACGCCCACCGGAGTCACAACCACCACCGCACTCAATGGGGTATCCGCAACCAATGGATACGTTACGGTCCTATCGCCGTCTGGGTTCGCATATACTGTTCTGGCGGATGAAGTACTTGCCACAAGTGCGAGCGTGTCAAATATGCTTGTTCCAAACACACCTGTGAATATTCCACTCACAGTTCGTGCACTAAGTGGAATTGTTCCGACGGGAAACATTGCCTTCTCTTGCTACTCGTATGGAATCACTGCGACAACAAGTGCGATTGGAGGTACGTTAGGTGCGTGCGTCTACCCTGGCATTGTTATTCCAAGTTACGTTGCATTGCGAGGCGTTATATCGAACACTGTCCCCGTTCCGGGTCTCGATGGACTTCCGGTGGTGTTTGGTCTTGCGGCGTCGAATGTTCAGAAAATTACACGGTACACACTCCGCTGGAACGGGTCGAATGTATTTGTCTGCAAAGACGATGGGGCGTTTGGATACGCATCCCCTCCACTGGTGTCCGCGAATACGTTCACGGGATATCTTACTGCAGACAATGCAAACAAGTATCGTTTTCTTACGATAACCTCGGGGGCACCTACGACTCCGATGCCGGCGGGTATGTTACTTTCCGGTACCATTCTCGACCCCACTACGACGGTCGTGTCTGGTGCCGGTACGACATATCAGGTGGTGCCGCTTCAGCCTTTCACTGGTCCATCTGGTGCGGCAACCATTTTGTATTACCTATTTCCGGGTTCTAACGTTCCGCGAGACTTCCAGTGGGGAGGGAGTACATTTGTGGTTGCCGACGGTACGTCAAATTTATTCACGTCGAGTAATTCGATGACATTCTCGCGTGTGTCCCCCGACAACCTCAGTAGGTTCTATCAATGTGCGTACATGAGTACCGTATCGAGGTGGATTGCACTCAGCTCTAATTTCTTTAGCGTCTCATCGAATCCAGACCCAACTCTGGGTTGGTACGCGTCAAACACATTCAGTCTCCCCGTACGAGACACTGACGGCACATACCTTCTTCGAACCTTCCCAACTCCTAATGTGGTCGGTTCTACGCGAATTGCGATTGGTGGTCGTATACTCAGCTACGCAGATATACCAACAAGTACTTTGCTAGCCGATGGGCCTCCGGGAGGCCCTGTATTCACACCCTTCACTATAAATCTAATCAATATCTTGGCGTTGTCAACAACGAAAAAACTCGTGATGGGTGGTAGCCCCGCCCCGACAAATACGCCAACGATTCAATATTCATCGGACAGCAATACGTGGTCAAATGCGAACAACTCCTTCACGACGCGTACAACTGAGATTGTCAGTGGTGGCCCGAACGCAGTCCTCGGATGGTTGGCCATTGGGTCGAATGGAACAACCCCGGGTGTGAAGTATTCGGCAGACGCAATCACCTGGGTTGATGTGGGACTTTCCTTTCCGACCGGAACTGTGCTTGGTCCGATTCAGTTTGATGGGACATCGTGGTGCGTATTTGTGGGGTCTAACGTATATCGCCACGATGGGTACGGGGGGAACATTGCGGACAGTACGACTTGGACAATGACGCAAGCACACTTCGACGGATGGGATTCTTCAAAGGACGTACTCTACACATTCCCACCACCCATCAGTACTGGTGGTCCGCCAACAGTTACACTGTATACCGGGGCAACGCCGAATGGTCCTACGTTCACCTCTCCCACGGGTTCTATCTATGAGCTATACCAGTATGTCGTAATACCTTCTCTTGTGTTCGCAGCCACATCGAGTGCAGGAGATATTCCTGTTTACTTTTTAGCGTCTACGCCTCCTCCAGGTATGCTTTGGGATTCGTCAACAGCTACATTGTCTGGGCGGATTGTGCAGTTGGGCACCTTCTTCGTGGATGTATACGCCCAGTCAAAAGACGGTGTAAACAAAAAGACAGTATCCTTCATTGTGTCGCAAGTACTGATTTCGCATAAGACTCCCACGGCCGCGACGTATACTGCGTACCAACGTACTAAGGTGATTGCTGATGCCGCCACAGCAACGGTGAATGACCACGCAGTTCCGTTTGAGGTGGGACCTTTCCTATTGGCTCGCCCGCCAACCAAAACAACTGTGCCAGAGATCTGTTGCGACAATCATGTAAAAATTGAGTAAGTGAGGATTTGTTGTTCTACTCCAAGTCGGGCATGGTCATGCCCTTGAACTCATTCATTCCGAGCATGCCCACAAAGACGTGGACACCATTTCGCATCTCGTACACGCGGTGGGTCTTGACCCCCACGTCATAGGTTCGGAGGTGCCAGCTGATTTCGGCGAGATCCTCCTCGTCATCCTCTGGCGGGATGACCGGGGCGGCTGCGGCGTTGCTGACCGTCGGCTCGGAAAGGCCGAGGAAGTCACGCATGTGGTCAATAAGGGACTTGTCCTTGAAGGCCTCGACGGGGAGGCCATTCATGCGGGTAACAAACATCTTGTGGAGAGCCTTCTCGTCCATGGTCTCGCCCACCTCATGGGCCAGCTCTTCCAACTTCTGGACCTGCTGGCGGTTGAGCTTTTCGATATTGGCGGCGGGCGATGGGGGTGGGGGTGGCGGCGTTGCTGGCCGCCACATGTGGGCAGCGACGGCGTCGGCAAAGGTGGAGGGAAGCTGAAGCTGGCGGCAGGCATTCTTGATGGCGAGGTTGATAGTGGACTGCATTTTGGCCCACACTCTTGGACTTGGTGTGACCCTTCCGAATCCGTTTTCGGAAAGTCGAAATTTCCGGCGGAAAACGGATTCCCTCTCAGACAGGAGTAAGGAGACCATTCAAAATGCCCCGCAATATGACTGGAGGCTCCGGCCACCGCTCGCAGCGTAACTCCGAGTCCAACAAGACCAAGATGAACAACAAGATCGGCGACAAGATGCTGGACGACCTCATGGATGAAGAGAAGATTGACGGGGCCTTCGTGGGTCGCGTCATGCGGCGTCTGGGTGATGGTCGCATGGAGATCTTCTACGTTGGCAAGGAAACCATTCAAGGCAAGGAGCGTACCGTGGACAAGCTGATTCAAGCACCCATTCGCGGTGGCATGCGTGGTCGCGGAAAGAAGGATGTCTGGGTGGACGTGGGCAGTGTCGTTCTGTTTGAAGAGACAGGGTTGGGAGGTATGGCGACCCACCGCATTCTGTCCGTCTTTACAGAGGTGCAGATTGCCCGGTACAAGAGCATCATGAAGGACGCGGACCCGCGTCTGTTCCTCAAGGCTGCGAGCACAGATACGGATGTCCAGGATGGAATTGAGTTCGCAGAGACGGAGGATGTCAATGTTGATGACATCTAAGACATTGCGTCGAACAAACACACTACTTTTTACATTGTGATAGAACAATGTCGCTCATAGGTCCGACAGGCCCGACAGGCTCGACTGGGTTTGTCTATGTCTACGCACCTCCTGGACAACAGGGTATCCGGGGGTATGACGGACAACCGGGTCCTATCGGCAACACGGGACCCACCGGTCCTACGGGATTTACTGGATTCAAGGGCGACACGGGACCACAGGGCATCCCCGGATTTGCTGCCAAAACAGGTGCGACGGGTGCGACCGGATTCACGGGATGCACTGGCCCCCCCGGAGTGGGTTCTCAGGGTCCACAGGGTATTCAGGGAGTTGCCGGTTTCAACGGCCAGGCCGCGAACACGGGTGCGACGGGTGTGACGGGATTCACCGGTCCGACGGGCTTCACGGGATTTACCGGACCCACGGGAATCACGGGTAGCACGGGTAGCACCGGACCCACGGGCTTCACCGGGTTCACGGGGTTCACTGGACCCACGGGAATCACGGGTAGCACGGGCCCGACGGGATTCACCGGGTTCACTGGACCACCCGGCACAGGATTTACAGGACCCACAGGCAGCACGGGATTTACAGGACCCACAGGATTCACCGGGTTCACTGGATCCACAGGAATCACGGGTAGTACGGGTTTCACCGGACCCACTGGATTCACGGGATTTACCGGACCCACAGGATTCACGGGATTCACTGGCTTCACCGGCTCAACGGGTTTCACAGGATCCGGTCAGACAGGTAGCACGGGATTCACGGGCAGCACTGGACCCACAGGCAGCACGGGATTCACGGGCTTCACGGGACCCATCGGAATCACGGGTAGCACAGGACCCACAGGCAGCACGGGATTCACGGGACCCACCGGTCCTACGGGTAGCACGGGACCCATCGGTCCTACGGGTGCTGGACTTACAATCGCGAACTATTCGAGCACAAACCAGGTTGTAACAACATCATCTAGTGCACTTAGCGTAACTGCAAATGCGAATCTGACACTAAGCAGCATTACCGCCACTGTCATTGGAACCGGAGCCGTGGTACCTGGGTATGCGAGCTTCCAATACCCATATGGAGTCGCCGTGCTTCCAAACGGCAACATCGTCGTGGCCGACAATACCAACAACAGCATCCGGTTGGTCACACAGGCGGGCGTCGTGACGACGCTCGCGGGCAGCGGCAGCTATACGCTCGCCGACGGCACGGGCACAGCCGCGAGCTTTGCTGGCCCGTACGGAGTCGCCGTGATCCCCTCGAGTGGCGTGATTGTCGTGGCCGACCAGGGCAACAACCGTATCCGATTGATTACACCTGCCGGTGTCGTCACGACGCTCGCGGGCAACGGCAGCCCTGCGTTCGCCGACGGCACAGGTGCGGCCGCGAGCTTCAACTACCCGTTCGGAGTCGCCGTGATCCCCTCGAGCGGCGTCATTGTCGTGGCAGACACGTACAACAACCGCATCCGGTTAATTACACCGGCAGGTGTAGTCACTACCCTCGCGGGCAGCGGCACCGGCCAATTTGCCGATGGCACGGGCACGGCCGCGAGCTTCTACAGCCCGTCCGGAGTCGCAGTCCTTCCAAACGGCAACATCGTCGTGGCCGACCAGGGCAACCACCGCATCCGGTTGGTTACATACCCAGGCGGTGTAGTCACGACGCTCGCGGGTAGCGGCACAGGCATCTTCGCCGACGGCACGGGGACAGCTGCGAGCTTCAACAACCCGTTCGGAGTCGCCGTGATCCCCTCGAGCGGTGTGGTCGTCGTGGCCGACCAGTGGAACAACCGCATCCGGTTAATTACACCGGCAGGTGTAGTCACTACCCTCGCGGGTAGCGGCACAGCCACCTTCGCCGACGGCACGGGCACGGCCGCACGCTTCTACTTCCCGCCAGGAGTCGCAGTCCTTTCAAACGGCAACATCGTCGTGGCCGACTCGTACAACCACCGCATCCGATTGATTACACCTGCCGGTGTAGTCACCACGCTGGCGGGCAACACCGCAGCCTTCGCAAACGGACTCGGTCCCACGGGTCCTGCCCTTCTCGTTTCGGGAAGTTCGACATTCGCAGGACCAGTGAACATCACGAATCTGCTAGGAAACACTGGACCTATACCGAATATACCCGCATTGGAAGTCGACGGAGATGCATTGGTTGCCGGCAATATGATTGTGACAGCCGGCGCATACTCCATGCCGCCCACCGTATCGGGAAGTGTGTACAGTACATCTGGCTTTACAAACACTCTCGGAGCGATCACTGGAACATATTCGGGACCAATACCATCATACGATGCAACTGTATATTCCTTCACGGGCGGCGGAGGCGGGAGATTCAACTACCCGGACGGAGTCGCCGTGATCCCCTCGAGCGGCGTGATCGTCGTGGCCGACACAAACAACAACCGCATCCGGCTCGTGACGCCCCTCGGCGTCGTCACGACGCTTGCGGGCAGCGGCGGAGGCTTTGCCGACGGCACGGGCGCGGCCGCGAGCTTCAACGGCCCGAACGGAGTCGCAGTGCTTTCAGACGGGAATATCGTCGTGGCCGACACAGGCAACCACCGCATCCGGTTGGTTACCTACCCAGGCGGTGTAGTCACGACTCTCGCGGGCAGCGGCAGCGCCGCCTTCGCCGATGGCACGGGCACGGCCGCGAGCTTCTGGACGCCGACCGGAGTCGCCGTGCTTTCAAACGGCAACATCGTCGTGGCCGACGCACTCAACAACCGCATCCGGTTGGTTACCTACCCAGGCGGTGTAGTCACGACTCTCGCGGGCAGCAGCAGCGCCGCGTTCGCCAACGGCACGGGCGCGGCCGCGAGCTTCAATTACCCGTACGGAGTCGCCGTGCTTCCAAACGGCAACATCGTCGTGGCCGACCTGAGCAACCAACGCATCAGGTACGTTACGTATCCGGCAGGTGCCGTCACCACGCTTGCGGGCAACAGCAGCGGCAGTGCCGGTTCCGCCGACGGCACGGGCGCGGCCGCAAGCTTCTATGAGCCACGCGGAGTCGCAGTGCTTTCAAACGGCAACATCGTCGTGGCCGACCTTGCCAACAACCGCATCCGGTTGGTCGCGACATCCACCTACACATTAAACTCGGGTGTCGTCACGACGCTCGCAGGCAGCAGCCAAGGATCAGCCGACGGTACGGGCGCGGCCGCGAGCTTCTACGGCCCGACCGGAGTCGCCGTGCTTTCAGACGGGACCATCGTCGTGGCCGATACATACAACCACCTCATCCGACTGGTCGCGACATCAACATACGCTGCCAACTCGGGTGTAGTCACGACGCTTGCCGGCACCGCCGGCACTGGGTCCTTCGCCGACGGCCAGATCGGGGGAACGTTCGTGGTCCCCGCAGGTGCTCCGGTGATTGTGGATTATTTGGTGGTGGGTGGCGGTGGCGGCGGCGGGTACTATTTTCAAGGTGGTGGCGGTGGTGGTGCGGGCGGATTGGTCTACGCAAAGGGTATTCAGCTTCCCGCGGGAACATATACATGGACGGTGGGTGTTGGCGGTGCGGGAACGGTAGGACCCGCGACGACTAACGGGACAAATGGCAGTCCATCATCCCTTTCAAACGCTTCCTTCGGAAACGTTGTCGCATTGGGTGGCGGAGGTGGTGGCAGTACTGCAGCGGCGTCAGATGGAGCGTCAGGTGGAGGCGGACATGGTGGAACACTTGTATCTGGTGGTGGCAACGCAATCGGACAAGGTAACATTGGAGGCTCTAATACGGCTGGCCTCAGCATCGGCACGGGAGGGGGTGGGGCGGGAACACCAGGTGTGTACACCAACACGTCCCCATATATCACAGGAGGAAGTGGACTCGCAATCCCGATCACTGGTTCAAACGTATATTACGCCGGCGGCGGCGGTGGTGCGAATGGTTCGGGCATCACAACCTACTCACCTGGCGGCGCTGGGGGTGGTGGCAGTGGAGCGTACTATGTCAACACTTCTTTAGTGAATGGACTCGCTGGAACAGCAAACACAGGAGGAGGAGGTGGCGGGGCATTGAAATACTCTTCGACATATGGAACCGGTGGTGCAGGCGGCTCCGGTGTGATCATTCTTCGCGTGTACACCAACATTGGGTCGCGTCTCCTCATCGGTGATGGGTCGGGATATTCGCTGGCACTGTCCGCCCAGTCCAACGCAGTCACTACGGACGTCATGACAGTCACTGATCAGGGCAACGTAAGCATTGGATTGAGCAATGCGTTGTTCAATGGAACCTATGGCAACAGGTTCGATTCGCTCGGAAATTTGTACGTCGCAGACAGGAGCAATAACCGTATTCGGAAAATAACCCCGAGCGGTATTGTCACGACGTTTCTCGGTAGTGGAAACGCCTTCGCTATAACAGCGGGAACGGGAACGGCTGCGGATCTCTCACAGCCACTAGGTATCGCGATAGGAGTCATGAATGGGGTTGAAACACTCTTTGCCGCCTCGTCGCACGCTGTGATTGCAGCTCCTCTGTCTACCGGTGTTATGACTATCATCGCCGGAACGTATGGAGTAGCGTCAACTACCGATTCAACGACGGGAACATCTGCGAGGTTTTCCCAACCGATCGGACTTACATTGGATACCACGAATGGATACGTCTTTGTCGCAGATAGTGTTAATAGTGCTATTCGGCGGATAGCGTACACCGGTACATATGCCGTAACTACACTCGGTTCAAGCGGGTTCTCTTCGGGTGCCACTCCTGTCACTCTTGGAGGAAGCGTGGTGAAGAGCGTTTTATTCGACGGAGCTTCTACGATTTACTATGTTGCAAATGCTGCATATGGAAAAGTAACAACGGCGGGTGCAAACACCACATTAACAACGAGTGTACTCTCGGGTCCGTATGACCTTGTCTTCAATAGTACTAAGACGGGTGTATATATAGTAGATGCATCTTTGCAACAAGTTCTCTCAGCAGGACTCACTGCGGGATCACCAACTATAATTGCAGGGACATCACTGATAACAGGATCGATCGACGCAACGGGGTTGAGTGCAGCTTTCAACATTCTTCGGGCTTGCACGCTCGATCCGGCGGGTTCAAATTTGTACATTGCTGACGCCTCCAACAACAAAATCCGCAAACTTAATCTCGCAACCTCGAACGTCACAACCTATGCGGGAACTGGCGTTGGCGGCTTCGCGGACGGGAGCGTGCCGACGGCGACGGTTGTGAACAATTATCTTGGCGTAGGAACCACTGCACCGGCATATCCACTGGACGTGGCTGGTCCTATCCGGTCGTTTGGATCATCGTCTACCTATAACGGCGGAGTGTACTATTTTAGTAACACGACGACTGGACTCACGGCCGCGTTGTTCGGTCCCGATGCAAGCGGCAACGTAACCATGTCGAACGGAGCCCTGGGGCCGTATGTGGCACGAAGCGGAACGAGCTGGACAACTCCCTCAGACTCTCGTATGAAAGATGTATTGTCCAATGTGTCCAATGCAACAGACATGCTATCCAGTATCACGCCCGTATATTTCACATACAATGCCGACTCGAACAAGAAACGTCACATTGGCGTGCTCGCCCAGGAAGTACTACCGGTATTTCCAGATATTGTCGCTTCAAACGCAGATCCAACCGCGATGATGGGTGTTGACTACGGTGCTTTCGCAGCCCCGTTGATTACAGCCATCAAGGA